ATTTATCTATGCTCTTTTTCCCATTTCTCAATACATTCATCAATAGCCCTATTTATAAAGGCATTCATACTTTCACCCGTATGAAGTATAAAATCCTTTATATAGTCTTTCTTACCTTTTTTAACTATTATACTGATTTTATCGTATGTTTTATCATTATATCTTTTAGCTGATTCTTTTTGTTTTTCTGAAACTTTTCCCATAAATAAAAAACATTCCTTTATTTATATAAATTAACTAAAATAATAATTTAAAAATAACTTATGTTTGTGCAAAAATAAATTAAAAAATAACGAAAAAGTGTTGACATACTACATCAGATGTAGTATAATATAATCAAGATAAAGAGAGAGCAAAAAAGAATAAAGAAAATGTTAGGCGGTCATCTACCGCATAACTTAATATCATTAGTTAGGTTACAATTAACAAATTACTTTATTTTTAATATCTTTATTAAGTAGCTCATACGCCACAATAATTAAGTTCATTTACTTAGTTATAATTAATAAAGTATCTTAATTTTATCTTTTTGAACTTTGAAAATAGAATAGAGATACAATACATTTTGTATCGGTGAAAGCTGCGGAGACGGCAAGTATTACTTGTAAGAGCAGCTCAAAAAAGTTTGTGTATTGTAAGTTAGTATAGTATACTAACATCTTTTATATTAAATCTCTTTTGTTTATGGCGTTTGTTTAGTAGTCGCAAACTAAAATAAGACTACTGCCAAGCTTCATTTTTTGAAGCTAAAAACTTTAAAAGTGTTGACTTTTGCTTGCATATATGATATAATATATGCAAGTTTAGGAGGGTATAATAATGCAATTAAAATTATCAAAACAAGTTCAAAAGTATCTTAATAGCGTAGATAGTAATACACGAAAAAAGCTTTATAAGGCACTTGAGCAACTTTCTAAACTTGAAGGAAACATAGTTAAGCTTAAAGGTACTAATAACTGTTATCGTTATAAAATCGCTCATTATCGTATTTTGTTTAAATGGGATAAAGGCGATATAATGATAACAGTTATCGAAATCAACACACGAACCAATATAAAATATTAAGAGGTGATTATTTATGAAAAAAGATTTAACACAAGAAGAAATTGAAAAGCGTTTTAAAGAAATAAACGCAAGAGAGCAGGAAGAGCCAACTCCTGAAGATTTAATAGCACTTTCTAAAGCTGATTTAGAAAGTGCTGAAGATGCAATTACATTTGAAGAATACAAGGCACAAAAAGAATATAGCGGAAGGCTAATGCTTCGTATTCCTAAAGAATTGCATCGTGATTTGATTGAAGCTGCTAAAAAAAATGGCGTAAGTCTAAATCAGTATGCAATGTATAAACTCGCTAAATAATAAAAAGTAACAAGTAAAATAAAAACTCTATAATGTGTACTGTCTGGTAAACTACCACATTATAGAGCCCCGAAAAAACATAAGGAAGCTATAATTGGCAATAACCGCCTTTATTGCGACCTTATCAAAAAGGTTGTTGCACCTTTTTACACCTAAACGACAAATTATAAATTATAACTATATCATTCAGGCTATTTTTATTATAGCAAACGTTTAATAGTTTGTCAATATAAATTTTTATAAAAATGGTAGCTGACAAGAATAGCAACCGAAACGCTCCCGAAGTTGGGAGTATCGAGGGAATCCACAAACTGAATAATATAAAGGACGGTATTAATTATGAAAGTGATATTAAGTAGATGTGAAAATAGCATTGAATGTGTGCGCAATTGTTTTGGAGGTGTTATAGGATTTAAAGAAGACTACCTGGATAAAGACGGTAACTTATATCAAGTATATTACAAAGCAATTTTAGAGGGTAATAATGTTGAATATGCTATCTGTAATGGCTTATGGGAAAATGTAGCAGATTGGCTAAAACCTAATGGTGTTTGTTATTATCTTAACGATTTTTCAAGTGCTTTAGCTGGTATAATTGCCCAAAAAAAAGCAAGTGGAAAGATTATGCGTAGTGGAACCAATATATTAGACGTTGGCGATACTGTAACAGTTGTTAAGCAAGGAAAACAGATTATCTTAGACATTTAAAACTTAAAGTTTGAGTGCCCACCACCCGCAAGGGCAAAAATAATTTATAAAGGAGAATTTATTATGTTAAAACTTAAAGGACTTAAAAAAGCAGTAGGAGATTATAATTGGTGTAAAAATGCCCCTTGTTGGAGGGCTGATTTAATGCTTGATACCTCAACGGGCAAATTATGGACAGATACTTTTTATGGCTTCAATTATAGTTGGAACGAATACCACGACAAGGATATTATTAACTTGTCATCATTAATGAGAACGGAAGACGAATATATTATATCAATGAAAACTGTAAAAGCATTTTGCGAAAAGTATTTTAAAATAGCATAATGCTGATGGGCGGGGAAAATATCCCCGTTAAAGCTACACTGTCATATCCAAAGTAAACAGGTGCTTAATAAAATTCTGGAGGTATAAATTATGTTAAATATTACTTTAAACACTGAGAAAAACGGCATCGAATTAAGATTTGATTCAAAGCCTTCAGCGGAAATTCTTACAAAAATAAAAGAAAACGGTTACCACTGGAGCAATAAACAAAAAATATGGTATGCAAAGCAAAAGGAAAATACAATAACTATTGCAAATGAAATTGCGGAAACTATCGGCACTTTTACACCTGCCGAAAAATCAAAACAAGAAAAATTGCAATCTTATGATTTGTGGGCGCTTACTCGCACAGAAGATATTGAAAATCATTTTGAAAAATATCATATTTACGATAATAAAGAAATTGCAGCGCGAATCCGTAAGCATTTGAAAGAGCGTTTCCCAATGTGCAAATGGTCAGTTACTAAAAACGGATATAATAGTATTTATGTGCGTTTGCTTGCGAGTCCTTTTACAATCGACAGCGAAGCATTAAAAGCAATAGTTCATTATGCTTATATTTTCGCTCAAAGTTTTAATTATGATAATAGCGATAGTATGACGGATTATTTTGATGTTAATTTTTATGGAGTTTATGAAAGTGATATTGTATCAAGTTATCGTTATGAACAACTTGAATCTAATATGACAGAACATAACATAGAACAAGAATTTATTAATAAAAAAGCTGTTTTCGAGGAGGAAAAACGTAACCGTGAAGAAAAAGAGCTTCAAGAGCGTATGGCACAATTAGAAGCGGAAAAGATCGAATCTGCAAAGCGTGAAGCCGAACGCCAGCAAAAACATAATATTATTGAATCTAAAGCAATAGTTGAAGATGCGGAATATTTTGTACTTAAATGTGATGCTACAAATGCAAGTAAAGAAGATACTATCAACGGATATACAAACGATTACAACGAAGAAATTGAAGTAAAACATTATCGTGAAAATTGCAAGGTTGCAAAAAATGTCTATTTTGATTTAGCAACTTATGAAATGTTTGTCAATCAATTATTAGATGATTATTCTTTTCTTTCTGGAATGGGCGGTACTGCTACCGATGATAATCGTATAATCTGTATGGAAGATTATCAAAGAATGAGCAAAGAAGAAAAAAATAGTGTTGAATGGTACAATAATAAATGTGTTGCTATTTATTGCGATAATACTTTAAAGATAATTGTTAATCCTGAGGGTTACAATTATGCACGCTATGTATATTTTGTAGACGAAGAAAGCGAAGTTGTAAAAACATATAGCGGTAATAAGGGAATTTCTGACGAGGAATTAGAAAAAAATAAATCACTTGCTGAATCTCTTGAAGATGTAAGCACTGATATTATTATCAATAATAACTGGCTTAGTACTTGGAATAACAAACATTTTAACGAGTATAAACAGCTTATGAAAAAATGGATTTATGAAAACAATTTCAAATTCTCTGCCGATGTTGTGCGTGCTATTTCTATTCCAGATTTAAAAACGGCTATGTATCATTTACTTACTAAAGCAGACGGTATGCAGGAGCAATTCGCAATAGCTAATTTTACGGAAAATCAGAAAATTACTATTATTCGTATGAATGAATTTGGTGGTATAGGTATTACAAGGGGATATTTTAAAGATTATATAAATACAACCTATGCTCAGTATGATAATGCTGTAAAACTTGTTTTTCGCCCAGAAAGAAAAAGAAATGATTATTACGTTTATTTATATCGTGATGCCCTTATTTTTAATGATTGGGTGGAAATTCCTGAAAATCTTCTATGGGAAGATATTGAAAGCAATACACCTGAATGTTCGGTTCGTAAAGCAAGATTTCTTTCGTGTGATAAATCACAATATGATGTAATTTTGAAATATTTCAAGGATAACGGAATTAAACCGATTATAAATACTTATAAACCAATATTTAATTAAATTTTTGGAGGTATAAATTTATGAAGAGCGAAGTTATATTAGAGATGCTAAAAAATAATAAGATTGAGGAATTAAAGCGTATACTTGAAGAAGAAGTATATAAAAATGCTATGCAAGACAAAGGCGGAAAAGCTCGATATAGTGCAATGAAACGATACTACCGTTTTGCTGATAAAGACAAAGTAGAAAAGCTAAAAAAGCCTTGTAAAGACATTGAATATCAAGGAAAATTGTATAATTGTTTTATAGACGGTTATTGCTTTGCTTTAACAGCCGAAAGCCTCGGTAATATGGAAACTTATGATAATGCTAATAATGACTATTTCAGCGTTGGTAGACTTATAAGTTTTAATGGCGATATGGAAAAATTGAATTTAAATAAAATATTGGCTATTGCGAAATCTAAAGGCTATAAATTTAAAAAATCCGAAGTAGATACAATTAACGCAGTATATTATTTAAAATATAAAGGAAGTTATTATAAAATAGGCTTATTAGATAAAGCTTATTCTATTATTAATGACGGAGAAGAAGCGGAAGTATATTATTCTGGAAAAAGCGATGTACTGATTATCAAGAATAATATCGGTATAGCTGGAATTTGTCCAATAATCATAAAAGGTGACATAGCAAACAAAATTATAATCGAAAATTAAAGGAGTGGAAAATTATGAGAACATTGGCGGATTTAAAAAGAGAAGCGGCAAGCGGTAAAATCCAATTTGAAATGGTAGAAAGATATGGTGAGACTGGTGATGCAATTCCTGAGAGATGCAGAGGAATCCGCACTGTGGAAAAGGTTAATACGGTTGCTATTTTGCTAAAGACCGCAGATGGAATAACTTCCGAACTCCGTTTTGACTCTGCAAAACTGGTTGAGTATGATGGAGAAAACTTGACTATTTTTGAGCGAGGTGAAAGAGAGTTGACTGAGCAGGAACAGAAAATTCTTGCTGACTGGCAGAAAATTGAAGATGACTACTATAAGCAAAATCCATATGGCAATGCCTATTGGAAAAAGAAGGATTATTTTAAGCATTGTTCTTGTCCTTGGCTTGCTGGTTATGAGATTGTAAGAGGAAAGTATTATAACTACAATGGAAAAGTCCTTGATAATCAAGTTAGAGGTAATGCAATTCTAAAATATCATATTCATCATTAAGGAGTGGAAAAATATGGAAAAATTAGGAAGTTGGGCGGTTAATTTTGAAATTATACTTGATGGGGAAGTGATAAAATTTGAAAATTTAAGCGAAAGTTCACAAGAACATATTCTACAATGTATCAAAGATGACTATTATTCAGGAGAATTAGTTGAGGAGGAATTTTAATTATGAGTGGAAAATTTGAATTATTTATGTGTTGCTTGGGAAACGGTATAACCGTATGCAATAAAGCTGTAATGGAAAATAACGACTATAAAACAATAGCTCATATTTCAGAAGGTGGAAACATTAAACTGTATGTTAAAGAGTCTTACATTCCTTTAGAAGATATGAAAATTATTAAGAAACAAGCTGAAAATAAAAGGAAAGATTTTCAGGAAAAATTTAAAAAATTATCTAAATCATTGCAATATATGATAATTTTAGATAATATACCACTTAATAAATTTTTAGAATTTACTAAGGACAAAAGAAATTTAACGGAAAAATTACCTGAAATGAGAGAATATTATTATAGCATTGCTTAATAAATTTATTATTTTTATATACTATCTTCTTTCAGAGGATTTTTAAAAAATCCCTTTTTCATAACCTAAAATTAAGGCTGAAAAAACTCGAAAAAAATTATTCTTGCCACGCTAATTATCAAAAAAGGTGGCAAACATATTAAAAATTTAATGGAAAATTTAAGGAGGAAAATATGACACTAAAAGAATTTTTAGGCATTATTAATATGTCGGTGCGTTATAGAGTAACGGATAGAATGACAAGAGAAACTATCAAAGTATCAGCAAAAGACAAGGAAACGCTGAAACGGAAAATCTACATGGTTTTCCAGGATGAGGACGGTACACTAAATATTTGTCTCCATTAAATGGAAAACCTGAGCTGTTGGATGGAATAAATAAAATGCCAATTTTAATGGAAATATTATAATAATTATTCACTTTTGGGAAAATTTATGTTATAATAGTTATATAAAATTACATAAAAGTTAGTGCTGGAGGGTTTCTGTAAACTTCCAGCCCATATAAAAGCTCAAAAAATAATTATAAAGGAGGCAATAAGTTTATGAAAACAGTAAAAACAATAATTGACGGAAAATTTATTAAGGTAGAAAGTCCTTACAATCCTGTTTTTATAAGAAAAGCTCGACAAATACAGGGGAGATGGGACAAACCTTATTGGATATTCCCATTAAAAAATAAAGAATATGTAATCAATGCTCTTCTTGCCTCATATGGAGAGTGTGGAAGTTTATCAGAAAATATACCTTGTGTAGATGTAATTATAGATATGGATAAATATCCTTGTGGTTGCTATTTAAAAATTGACACTTTAATAGTAGCGGAAAGACCTTCCAGAGATGCAGATGTAATTCTGTCACCTAAAGCATTGGTTATGCAAGGCGGTTTTGAAAAAAGCGGAGGTTCAGTTAAAAATCCTTGTATAGATGCCCTTAATGGAACAATCATTAAAGTGGAAAATATTCCTTTGGTGATTGCAGAAAGAGTTAAAGACTTGGATGGAATAACTATAATAAATCGTGACGAAAACAAGGATAAAAACAATAGAGAATTTCTCTTAGAAGAAAGAGAAAAGCTTGTAAAAAGAATTAAAGAAATTGATACTTTACTTAATAAATGAGGTGTTATTATGTTAGATTTTTTACTTGGACTTATTATAGGAAGAAGCAATCCTAATCAATGTTTTACTGATAAAAAATATAATAAATATTTGGAAAATCAAAGACGAATTAAAGAGGAAGCTTTTAGACAGCGTGAAGAAAAAGAGCGAAAAGAAAGAGAAGAAATACTTAAAAAAACTTGTTCGGTATCTCCTTTTTATCGTGATGAAAATATATATAATATTATTAGAGGATTGACTCTTAACCAGAGAGATTTTGATAAATTTGAAAGTCAAATTAAAAAAGGCTATGGATATATGTTTTTTATTGAGGTTGGAGAAATTAGTGAAACTGGATATATTTACCCACTGGAAAAAGTTTTCAAGAACCGCTCACTTGACAAAACCGTAGCAAAATTTATTGAATTATGTAATAGTGATGAACATCATTATCGAGTTGCAATAGAGTTTGGGTTAGGCAATGAAACAATCGTCACTACAAGAGTTATGTCTTGGTGTGAACGCTATAGAGAAGTAGTATATAACACTACCCCACTTTTTTCTATATCTTTTTGGAAAGATTTTAATGAAAGAAAAAGAAAGTTAGAGGAAAAAACATCGAAAGAAGGAGATGAAAATGATGACTTTAATTGATAATTATAAGATGATAAATTCTGAAAAGGATACTTCTATAATACTTTTACATTCATACGGAAAAACAGAAAAGAGAAAGAAAGATGGTAATTTAAAAGATACAAAGTGTAATAAAAAGGAAGATGAAAGTTCTGAAGTCTTTGCTTTTAATACTGAAGAAAAAATAAAAAGTATGATGGATGTCTTTAATAAACACATAGCTGAATCAAGAGCTAATACAATGGAAAAAAGAGCAAGAAGAAATAAATTAGTTTTTCTTGTTGGAATAAACATTGGTATTCGTGCTGGTGATTTGATTAAGCTAAAGTGGAATTTTTTTATTGAAAGTCTTAATTTTGATGGTACTGTGGAAAAATTTAAGGAATATTATGACTTAAAACCTGAAAAACAAAAGAAACAAAATAAATTTGTTCGTTTACACTTCAATGAAACTGTACGGAGGGCAATAAACGAATATGTGGAAAATTTCCCTATAACCAATTTGGAAGATTATATTTTCTTTGCAACAGATAATTCAAACGAACATATCTCATATCACGCTTTGTATGAAATGTTAAAAAAAACCGCCAAAGAAGCTGGAATAAAAGAAAATATAGGCACTCATTCTTTAAGAAAGACTTGGGGTTTTTGGTGTTGGCATAAAGCAATGGATAAATCTAAAGCATTGACGATTCTTCAAAAATGCTTTAATCATTCCAGCGTTGAAACCACGCTAAAATATATAGGATTGCTTGATAGTGAAATAAAAGAAATGTATAACAGTATCGAACTTGGTATGGAATATATATAATTTTTTGTCTAATGAGGTGATATTTTATTGAATAATAATTTTAATTGTGATATAATTCAAACAGAGGTGAGTTTGGATTATATGAATGAAAATGTTTTAATTGGAACAGCTATGTTGAATGAAATTTGGAATAGTCAACAAAAAGATTTATTCGATTTATTGATACCTTTTCTTAAATATTCAATAGATAGAACTACTAAAGTAAATGAACAGTTGGATATTTCAAAAATTAAAAATTATTTTAGAAAAGAATTTGGATATGAAAATATACCAACAAATGTTATTAGATGCTTATTGAATAGGCTTTCACCTAAAATATTAATAAAAAAACATAATAATTATATATTGATTAAATCTTTAAGTTCTGATGCAGAAAAGATTTATCAACAAAGACAAATATATAAAGAACATAGAGAAAAAGTTGGAGAATCTTTGTCTCAATATTTAAATGAACATTTTCAATCATCTTATAATACAGATGAATCTATAAAAGCTTTAATAGATTTTTTTGTAACAAAAGGATTTATTGTTGTCAAAAATCCTAAAATTTTAGAAATGGTAACTCAGAAGAATGGAAAATTAGATTATTATATTGCAAACTTTATAATAGATGAAAATAATAGACAAAGCATTATTTTTGATTATATAAATGATATGGTTAAAGGTTTTTTTGTGTCAGCAGCTATATCTACGGAGTCAAAAACTGGAAATATGGTTAAATCTAAATTCAAAGATACTTCTTTCTTTTTAGACACAACAATTATCATTCAGGCTCTTGGATTTAAATTGAAAGCTGAAAAAGAGAATGCACTTGAAATGATAGAAATGTTAAAGAATAAAGGTGCAAAGGTGTGCTGCTTTCAACATACAATGTTAGAAATAAAAAATATATTAAGAGCATATAAACACAATTTGGAAAATCCATATCAAAAACCAACATCATTTAATACACTTGAAGCGTGGGATGAACAAAGATTTACACCTAATGATGTTGATAATTTTTTAGCAATATTAGAAAGAAGAATTTCTTCAATAGGGATTGAAATTATTAATCCAAATTTTAATGAAGATGATTACAAAAAATGTGATATTAACTGTGCAGAATTACGAGACTTCATAGGAAATAATATTTTGTATAAGAATCAACAAGCACTTGATTTAGATGTTAATAGTGTTTCAAGTATTTATGCTTTAAGAGCTGGAAATAAATCTAATGAAATTGAAAAATGTGGATATATTTTTGTTACACCTAATACTAAATTAGAAGCAAATGTAAATAGTTTCTTTAGCCAGAGAAATAAAAATGAAATATCATGTGTAATTTCTGATATTGATTTGTCATCAATTATTTGGATAAAAAATTATTCAACAAATAAGGACTATCCAAAATCTAAGTTAATCGAAAATGCGTTAATAAGTCTTGAACCATCCAACACATTTATGGAAAATTTTTTTGATATAGTAGAAAAATATAGAAAAAATGGCGGCATATCTGACGAAGAAGCAGTTGCAATTCGTACTGATATTTATTGTAGGCGGCAGTTGATGAATATGACAAATGGTAATCCTAAAAATATAAAGGAAAGTCATGTGCCTGAATTACAGAATTATATCAAAAAAATGTATTTAGGTAATGAATATGGAAAATCTGAGCAGATGCTTCAAAAATATCAAGAAGAACAAGATAAAAATAAAAAAGCTATAGACAATGCTATATCAGAAATATCTAAAAATGCAAATAAAATTAAAAGATATGTAATGAAAATTATATTTACTATTTTTACATTAGTAATTTTTATTATTATATTAATATCACTATGCGATATGGTTGTTAATATATCTAAATGTTTTGAAGAATATACAAGTATTTGGGGGTTAATATGTAATATAATTGTAATTCTACTTGGTGTTTGGGGTGTATTTGATTTAATTTTTAGTAAAAAAGGTTTATTAAAAAAGAAGAGTGAATTTATTGCAGAATATTTTGCAAGTAAAGAAAAAGAAAAGAAGAAAAAAGAATTTGAAAAAATTCTTGGAAAAGAAGTATTTGATAAATATAAAATTTAAAAAATTTTATTAATAATTTAGTGGTGATAATATGAAGGCAGATTTTAAAATAAGTTCTAAAGATATAATCAATGAATATAAATCGGCTTCTTCTAAGTCTGCGGTTGGAAAAAATTTAGGAATATCTTACTCTAAAGTTATTAAAACTTTATTATCTGCTGGCATTGACATAGAAGATGAACTTGCCGATAATATATTTGATTTAAAATGTCAAGGTTTTACTAATCAAGAAATTTGTAAACAATTAAATATAAGTATGAAGGTATTAAATGCTCATACACCATATGCAAAGGGTGCATATGGACTACCAGATGATGAAATATCTGAAAAAGCTTTATATTATCGCCAATGGAAAAATAAGAATAAAAATAATTAATATTTGAAAGGAAGTATAATTATGTGGACTGTAAAAGAAGTGATAGATAATTCAGGAATGACAATAGCGGAATTTGCAAATCATTATGAAATACCTGTTGAAACATTAAAAGAATGGTATAATGATAAAGAAAATAAAAGAAACTTATTGGATAGAGAAATAACTAAAAAGAGAAAAAAGGAAAGTGGAAAAACTAAAATAAGCACATCTAAAGACGGATATAGATTCGCTAAATATGGAAAATTTTCTCTTTGGTTAGATAGAAATAATTATAAAGAAGCAAGTATTAGCAATTATGATGAAATATTTCAACAAGAAGCAGAGGAAAGAGAAATTAAACCAGTAGATATTATAATTCCAAATGAAATAGGATTTATAAAAATAAAGAAGATTATATTTATGTCCTTTTCACAAAGAAATATTAGTGCAGTAAAAATCGAAAATGGAATAGAAAGAATAGAAGATAGTGCTTTTATATATTGCTTTAATTTAAGAAGTATTTCTATTCCCGAAAGCGTAAATTATATAAGTAAATACGCTTTTAAAGGTTGTAAAAATCTTGATGAGCAATCAAGACAAAAAATTCTTTCGCTTGCACCTGAAACTGAATTTGAATAAATTAATACTTATATAAAGTAGGTGGAAAATATATGTCTGATATTTCTTTTCAACAAATTTTAACTAAAACTATTATAGAAGTCGATAACAAATTTATGGAAAAAATATGGGATTCTCTTGTAAGTCGCATTAGGAAAGAATATGTTCCACCTTTATTTAGTGATTATACAATCATATTAACAGAAAAAGGTGCAAATAGAAAAATTCTAAAAAGAAAATTTGAAGATAATGTTTATTATTACAATCTTTCTATTGAAGAACAAGAAAAAGCCGTAGATAAAGCATTAAAAGAAAATGGTTTGCCTGAGGATATAGTACGATATTATTATGTAAAATATCTTAGTGCTACCGAATGGAAAATAACTATATTTGAAGCTGAAACTGAGAAAGATAAAATTGAGAAAGTATGGACAATAGAATGTGTGTATAGAAATACACCAAGTGAAGATGGTGAATTTTATGGTATAAAAGTTAAGTTAAATAAAGATGATAATAATTCAATAGATTTTAATAATCAAATAGCTGCAAAATATGGCATTTATAATATGTCGGATTATGCTCGACAGATAGGCACTTTTGCACTTGACCTTGTAAATGCAATATCTTATTATATGCAGCACTATAATCCAGATGTTGAATATAAATTAATCAAGGTAGAAGAACCTAAAAAAAGTAAAAAGAAAAATGGAAATGGAGGGTATAGACAGAAAATAACTTTAAAATCTAAAATATCACGATACATTTTATCTGATGAAACACATAAAAATAATATTAAAAATATAAGAACCTATCGAAAAATAAAACCTTGCTGGCAAGTAAGAGGTTATTATCAAAGGTTTGGAAAAGAAAAGATTTTAAAATATATTCCTCCACGCATAAATTACAGGAGAGATATTAGTAAAACGGAAGATTTACAGCCAACACCCAATAGATATAATTTGATTGACAATGATGATAAATAAACCGCTCTCGTAAGCTGATGGAACAATTCGTTCTGTCAGCTTATTTTTTGTTTTTTAAAAAAATATATATATCATTATGCTTAGTTTTAAGGCTCTATAAGCGTTTTAAATAGAAGGTATGGAAAAGTATACTAAGAATGAAATAAAGTGTGTTACAGGACAATTTAAAGCCAAATAGGACTATTCTACAATATAATATCCAATCTACTTGAAATAAACAAATAATATAAAGTTTATTTTTATTGGTAAATTTCTTATCAATTTTCAGATTTTTTCACCCTTTAATCTTCATTTTTTATTTTCAGACCGTTATAATTTCTTTATATATTCTTATATTTATATTTAAGGAATATAGTCTATGCACGAAAACAGGGTATTAAAAGCGTGCATAAATTTGTGCATAGAACATATTCATTTACTTATATATATGCGAAAAAATTGATGAGTTTGAATTTGGGTTAAAAGGTGGTGAAGAAATCCCTACTCCAACTGCAATTCAGGATATTGTATTAGAAAAAATCAAGTTCCAACAGTTGTAGAAGTGTTTATGCCATCATTTCGTGATAAACTAAATAATCATTTTGTAAAAAAACACTTTCATTTCCAGCTTGGCTTGCAGATATGGCTGATAAAGAAGATGTAAATTGTTCTAAAATTTTCCAAAATGCCCTTATGGACTATCTTGGAGTTAAACAATGATTTATTTTTAATGTTTAATTCAATAAAAATTAACCGCTCTCAGAGTTATTACTTTGAGGGCGGTTTTCGTTTAAGTGTATTAAAAATAAGTTGTAAATTTAATAATCACTTCAGTTGAATATTTGGCACTCATAGGAATTTCAACACCATTGATAAGTGTTATTTTGTTTCTTTCTATATCTCTTATTTTTCGAAGATTAACAATGTATCCAGAGTGACAACGACAAAATACAGGAGGTAGTTCTTTTATCAAATTTTTAATTAAAATTCTTTGAATAAAAATATCATTATCAGTAACAATTTTAACATTGTTACCTCTACTTTCACAATAAAAAATTCGATTTAAAACTATACTATGATATTGTCCTTTGTATTTATAGACATATCTTTGATGAAGTGTAGCAAAATCTTCAAGCATAGACTGTATACCTTCGGTTAATGCTTTTTCATCTCCTTTTTTTATAAAACGATATACTCTATGCTTGATAGATTCACCAATAAATTCTGTATAGCTTGTCACATAAAAAATAATAATGCTTTCATTTTTAGTATATAACTTGTCACCAACATTCAATCCATTAATTTCTGGCATATCAATGTCAAGAAAAACAACATCAAAAGGACTATTTGAATGTGCTTCTAAAAGTTCTAAAGGGCTGGTATAAGCAAAAAAATTGAATTCAAAATTGTAATTATCATACTTAGCAATAATATCTTTTGTTAATTTTATTAAATTTTTAAGAGTAGCGTTGTCATCATCACAAAATGCAATATTCATACTTATATTATCTGAAGATTTATCAAATATTATAAATGGGAATTTATTGTTAATTTGGAATTGTTTGAAAATTATATTGAAATTAGATGTAATTATATTGTTTTCTACATTTAAAGCTACTAAAATGTTATAAATTATTAGAAATTAATTCCAATGCAAAACGAAAAAGGGGGTGATTAAAATGTGCTTATAATCAAAAAGAACGGCTTACAAGCCGTTCTGAAAGGTGAGAATAGTTATATGTATATTTAATCTATTTTGAGCCAGTATGGGCTGTTTTTAGCCTTATCTAAACATTTATCACTGAACCACATACAGTCCGTATCAACTTTAACACTGCCATCGTAGTTGTAACCATTTTTAAAATATACTGTATATATTTTACAATCTTCAGTTTTACCACACCAATCGCAAGTAGTTTCAAGATAAGTTTTTTCACCTGAAAAGCAGCCTTTAAGAAAATTAAATACGATGCAGCCTAATATTACCACAATAACAATGGCTATAAAATAAACTACATATTCTTGAGCTTTTGACTTTACTTCATTTAAGCCCTCACTTAATTCTTCTTCTTCGTTTTCGTCATCATTTTTGTCTAAGTTTTTATTTGAAAATTCGTCTAAGTATTCCTCATCTGAATTTGGGCTTTCGTCTAAGTTTTCCTTATTTAGAGATTCTTTCTCTAAGATTTCTTCGTTTGTGTTTTCTTCATCTAATAAAAATTTTTTCGTTTTCTTCATATTTTTCATACCTGATACCACCTTATGTATAATTTACAAATTATTCAACAATAACTTGTTATTTATATTATAATTTGATAATTTACTAAAGTCAAGGGTTTAATAAAAATATTTCTATTTTTTGTGAAATAAATTAGCTTGTAAAGTACGAACAAATGTTCTATAATTAAAAGAAAGGAGGGGTGAAAATGAAATATAAAGAGTGGATAATGATATTACTTGATAAGATAGATGATGAGGAGGTATTAAAGAGAATATTTCGTTATATACATAAACTTATTGTTAATTAAAAATAAAAAAATCAAACAGTTCAAGACTTGTTTCCAAATTAAAAGTAGTGTGTCTTGTTCTGTTTGATTTTTTTAATTGACTTTTTATTTAAAAAATTTTTTTAAGGATTTCAACAAATCCTTCTCTTTCTTTTTCAGATAAAGATAAATAGTTTTTAAGAATTTCTATTTCGGTTTCATTTAAGTTGTATTGTGTAGCAAGCTCGTCTAAAACACCTTCTGGTTCTGGTAAAAATATATCGCCTTTACCAGTTTCAAGCCATACTATATTGACATTAAATTCTCTGCTAATAGACCGTAAAGTCTGTTCGCTTATTGCTCTTTTGCCGTTTTCGTAATTACAAATTGCCGATTCAGTAACGCCAATTTTTTTTGCGAACTCTGATTGAGTAAGTTTTATTTTTTTTCTTAGTGTTTTTATACGCTCATTTTTATCCATTATTCGTTCACCTCCACTATTATAATAGCAAAAAAACTTTTCAATGTCAAGTTTTTTTAAAAAAACCATTGACAAACATTTCGATGTGTAGTAAAATATTAACAATGAAAAGAAAATCGAGGTGAAAAACATGAAAGACAAGATGAATAATTTTGAAAGTGCTATTGAGTTACTCGAAACATTAAAGACAATGACAAGTGATGAACAGAAGCTTGCTCTTATGCTCATCAAAGGTTATTCAGCAGGCATTAAGGTTAAAAATGCTAATGTAGGAACAGTTTAACAATAAAAGTATCTAACAAATTGTAATTATTTATTTAAAATGTTTTTAAAGTATTCTTTGAATATTTCTCTTTTGTCAGGTTCAAGTTGTAGATAACTATTAATGATTTTAATATCTAATTCATCGAGATTATATTCTTGTGTTAATTCAGTAATAATTGTAGTTTTATCGTTGTCAAATATTTCACCTTGTTCTTGTGTAATCCATGTGTAATTAACATGATATTCTTTACAAACTTGCTGAATAAATAATTCTTTAGGTTCAACTTTCTTTTGTTCGATATTTTTAATAACACCAATAGTTACACCTACACGTTGTCCAAATTCAGTTTGTGAAAGTTTTAGTTTATCTTTTCGTAAATATCTAAATCTTTCATATATATCCATTATTGTCACCTCCTGACTTTATAATTATTATATCATTTTTATAATGGATTGTCAATCTATTATTTTTAAAAACAGATTAAAGAAGGAGGTGACAATATAAACGAGTACAGTTGCGAAAGTTTAAAAGAAGTTATTTTGGATGTTGCACTTCTTATTTTTTTTATACGCAATTAACACCTCGTAAGTATTTTACCCTCACGAGGTGTTGACTATCATTTTTAATATTTTTGTGGCGGTGCGTTTGCAAATTTATCTTCTGAGAGTTCGACAAGTTCAACAGGTTTGTCATTGTCGCTTTTTGCAATCTTTTCTGCTTGGGAGTATTGAATAACACAACGCTCATATTCCATATCTAACACTTTATCCATTAATTTTTTGCCATATGTATCTAAGCAATGATATTTGTTAAGTATAATTTTATCAGCTGGAGTAATAGTTTCAGATATTTCAGAAGTATCTATCAAAAAATTTGCACTAACATTAAGTACTGCACAAATTTGACCGACCTGTTCTATGTCTGGTCTGCTTATTCCATTTTCCCAGTTACTAACAGAGTTAGCCTTAGCTCCTACCTTTTTTGCTAATTCTTGTTGAGTAATATTAGCATTCAATCTTGCTTTTCTTAGTCTGTCGCCAAACAAGTTTATCACCTCCTTACATTTATTATAACATACTATTTCGATTTTTGCAATAGTATTTCGATTTTTTTGATATAAAAATCGATTTTTTTGATTTTTTATCGAAAAGCTATTGACATATCAATTTTATCGATATATAATATAGATAACCCCAAGGAAATCGATAAAAGGAGATGAAAATTATGTCAACGGTTGCTGATAAAATAAGAGGCTATATGGCTGAGCGTAAAATAAGCAACGCTGAGTTATCAAAAAGAACTGGAATTAAGGAGTCGGTACTGTCTAAAGCGTTGAATAATCAGCGTAAAATAGACATCAACGAATATATCCTTATCATTGAAGCATTAGAAACTCCAGCTGATACATTTCTCAAAATACAATCTGCGTATGTGTAACAAAGAAAAAAGAAAAAACAGTTTAATAACGATTTAAAGAAGGAGATAGTAATATGAATAAATACGGTAGTTATAAAGATTTAAAAGAAATTGTGTTTAGTTTGGCATATTCATATTTGCACGCAACACAACTTCCATATAAAGTTGAGGATGCAGACCATGCTTATCTTGCAGTAGAAAAAATTTTGGTTTTTGCAGGCTTAGACCAAGAATTTCGTGAGTATATAAAAATGCGAAAAAAATCAGGTCATGCTGCTTATGCAAAGTACATTGAAGAAAAGAATAGTAACGAAAGCAAAAATGAAAACGAATAAGTTTTTACCGATAGGATAGTTTAATCTGCATTTCGATTCGCTTGGTTATGATATTATCGGCAATTTGAGCTAATGTAGGCAAAGATAGGCTACCGATATTTTCAGCTATTGATTTTGTTTCATTCCAAATATTATCTTCTCTTATATTGGCAAGAAAAAGATAACCTTGTGATGATAAGTCTTTTATAAAGATAGAAAATTTATCATAGTCATTATCATCGTATTTTACATCAAGTATAAGCCTATAATATTCGCATTGTTTGATATGATAAACAACTTCTTCGTAAGAATACTTGCGTAACAATTCAGGGTTGTTATCAAAGCCACCATTGTAATACATACCTTTATTACTGATACATATTTCTTCAACGGATAAGAGAATATCACGAACGCAATCAGGGTTCAATTTCATGTTAAATACCACCTTATGTATAATTTACAAATTATTCAACAATAACTTGTTATTTATATTATAATTTGATAATTTACGAAAGTCAAGGATTTAATAAAAATATTTCTATTTTTTGTGAAATAAATTAGTGTATAGTATATGAATTAAATTGGTTGTTAAGGGTCGCATTTCAAATGATACCCTTAGAGAAAGGAAAGTGTTAATGAATCATAGAGAAAATGATAGTCTATATCAAGATGATATGAATATTTATAAAATTAAAAGTACACAAGTTATTCTTGTTATAAAAATTACAACACCATTTTATAGTAAAGATAACTTTCTAAAAACAAATTTTAAAACGCAATATAGGTCTTTATCTGGTGTTTTATTGTGGGAAGAAGATACAACAGATAAAGAGCCTAATACAAATTTAGAATTTGTTCCTATTATTAGGAATGTGTTTCTTGTTGATATTAGTGCTGGTGAGAATACTACTGAATGCCATTTGACTCACAAAATGCAATATTTGTCACTTAGTGGCAAATTATTATCAGAAAAATTAGTAGGTGAAACACAAGATAACGGTAGTAATATTGTGGATGAGTTTCCACTTGAAACATTAAAAAGTATTCTTGGTAGTTTTTATACAAACAGAAAAGATTAATTTTTAGAATTGGTTGAATTTTGGCTTTTATTGTTATTTTTAGATTCAGTAAACTTTTGTGCATCTAAGATAACAAGTTCTGTATTTATAAATGAAACCATAACATCAATAAATACAAGCATATCTTCTATGTTGTAGTCTAAATTCTTTTTAATATAGTGAGTTTCATCATTACCAATCCATGTGGCAGCGGTGGCTAAACTTTTTATCTGAGAACTTTCAATGTATTTACTTATGCATGATGAGAGATTAAGGGATTTTATATTAACTGATTCATTAGGGTTTAAAAAAATCACATAGTCTTTTACCAAAAATTCAAGAGCTTTTCTGTAACCTATACCTGATATTTTAGTTAAACCTTGTTGTTGAGCTATATACGCTTGATTATGAATTTCACAAAAATCTGGCGATAGTTTTTGAATCAATTTTGGAAAATCTTTTGTATTGTAAGATTCTTTAGGTGAAAAGGATATTAAATTTGTGGTTTGATAATATAACACTTCGTAATGACCAATAAAAAATTTTTCACACTTACTACAAAAGTAAAATGAAAATAATTCATTGTTTTCATTGTCTTTTCGAATAAGCCAGTTAGTTATAGGTTCAATTTGCGTAACAGTGTTGCACATCGGACAATTAGAAGGTGTTTGAATTTCAATATGGGCACCACATATTCCATCATCGGGAAATATAGGAATGTCTGAGATTGTAATTAACATTATATTTTACCTCTTTCTACAATATATTACTTATATAGTATCACAAGGTAAAATAGTAGTCAATTAGTTTTATGGTTTGAAAGGAGTAAACTTAGATGAATTACATTGTGTTATTTTCATTGATTTCTAATATTACAATTACATTTTTATCAATACTTAATTTACTTACAAAATGCCAAAATACCTGTTATGGCAGAAATAATACCTGCGATAATACCAACTTTTGTCCAAATAATCGAAGATTGCGCCCATTCCTTATTTCTTGTGTTATTAATATCTTCTGTACTGGCATTAGTTTCGGTGTATTTGTTATTAGCTTTTTTGTTAAATAATTGATTGATGTTTTTTATCACAGTATTAGGAAAAGTACAATAGAAAGGTATGATGAAATGTGCGAAGTTGTTAAGACATTTGTAAATGAAGATTTTGGTAAATTAAGAGTTGTGTGTATTGATAATGAGTTCTTTCTTATAAGTAAGGATTTAGGAGAGTTCTTAGGATATGTAAATACAAGAAATACTACAATAACCCATGTTGACAAAAAAGACAGAAAACATTGTTTGATTAATACTTCTTTTGGTATTCAAAAAATGGTAGTTGTAAATAAGAATGGAGTTTATAGTCTTATCTATAATGTTAAGTCACAAAGAGGTAAGAACGCAAGAGATTGGATAATTCAAAATGTAATTCCAGAACTTTATGAAAATAAGGAATTAAGTGTTTTGAATTATCCGCAGAGAAATGAAAGGAGTTCAAATATGAACGAAATTATCAAAATTAACTATGACAGCGAACAGCCGACAGTACTCGGCAGAGATTTGCACAAGGCTTTGGAAGTTAAGACCGCTTATAAGGACTGGTTTCCAAGAATGTGTGATTATGGTTTTGAAGAGGGAAAAGACTTTTGCTCATTTTTGAGCGAAAGTACAGGAGGCAGACCAAGCACAGACCACCAACTCACAATCCCTATGGCGAAAGAAATATGTATGCTTCAACGCTCCGAAAAGGGCAAGATGTTCAGACAGTACTTTATAAGCATTGAGGAACAGTGGAACACACCCGATGTGGTTATAGCAAGAGCATTATTGATGACAAACAAGAAATTGGAAGAATTAAAAAATAAAAATTTACTTCTTAAAGCCGAAAATAAAGCACTTGAAGCCGAGAATACCAAAAAGAAAAATATTATTCAAGAAAATCAACCAAAAGTTGACTTTGCAGAAGGTATCACAGCAAGCAAAGGAACTATTTCAATGAGCCAATTTGCGAAAATGGTAAGTAAGGAAACTGGTAAAACGATTGGAAGAAATGCAATTCTTCTTTGGTTAAGACAGCAGAAGATTTTGATGAGAACTAATGAACCTTATCAAATGTATAAGAAATATTTTGAATATATTCCGGTTCTTAATCATTGGGGCAAAGGTGGCTTTGCAACAAGGGTTACGGGCAAAGGACAAAAATGGTTATTTGAGAGATTAAGAAAGGCTGGTGTAATCGGAGAAAAGAAAAATACAAAATTGGTAAGTGTTAGTGTAGTTCAAGGTGATGAAGATGATTTATCTTGGGTAGATGAAATATAAATAGAAATCATATAAGTTGGATAATTGATGTAATTGTAGATTGTTTATAATGTTTTATAAAATTTTATAAATAAGTATAAAATATACCATTTTACATTATATCATCATATAAGTAAATAAGCAATAAGAATATTTAAATAAAAAGGAGATTTTAAAATGAAAGATTTTGATGGTTTTGCATATGAGGTTGTTAAGGGTAATGTGATAATCGAAAATTTGTGGAACTCAAATAGTGAAATTATTATTCCGAACGAAATAGATGGGAAGCCAGTTACAGGTATAAGTACTTGGGGTTTTGCTGATAACCGTGAAATATATAGTGTAAAAATTCCTGATAGTGTTATTGATTTATACGGAAGGGCTTTTAAGAATTGTACAAAACTATCTACTATAAAAGTTTCAAAAAATTTAGAATACATAGGATTTGATTGTTTTAGCAATACGCGACTCAAATCAAGACCTGCGATATATAAAGCATTTGATATAACGGAACAAGGCTTGGTTTGTAGAGATTATCTATTTAAGGAAAATGAATGGTCGGAAGAAATAAATAAAATTATACCTTGTAGAAGTGGTTATCATTATTGTACCAATTTATTTGAAATTTTCAACTATTACTCTGGTGCTTTAGATAAAGATATAGCTATATATATTTGTGAAGTTGGAGATAAGATTGAAAAAATAGATGATAGCAGCAAATATGTAACAAACAAAATTAAACCAATAAAGAGATTAGGCAGAGAGGACATTATAAGAATTTTGAATGGAGGTGATGTATGATGACACTTTTTAAAGGTAATAATCAAGAATCAAGTTGCAAAAAGACTATTCCAGCTTTTGAAAAAGTATTTAAAAACACAATTTTAAAGAAGGCTATTATTGAAATTTACTTAGAAAATCCTTTTATGCTTTTAACCAGAACTCTTGGTAAGAATTTAATAAGTGAATATAAACAAGACAATTTAATTATTTCTAATGGAAATCGTCATAAAACAAGGATTGTTTCTATACCTTTGTCCGAAATAAAAGAATATGGATTCAAACAATTTGCTGATAATGAGTTTGAAATAAGTTTTGAAATACAAAATGTTATATACAAAGTGTGTGCGGTTGTATAAAGGAGTAGTGTAAATGCCATCTTTAAATGAATATCAGAAAAAAATGGTAGAAAAATATCATTATTTAATAAATAAATTTATTAATGATTATAAAACTATAACTTTATCTGAACATTATGATTTATTAGCTATTGCTCTTTGCGAATCAGCTATGCAATATGATGAAGATAAAGGGGCTTTTATACCCTTTGCGTGTATGAAAATGAAAACAGCAATAATAATGGATAATAGGAAGCGTAATACTCAAAAGCGTGGAAAGAAATATAAAACACTTCCTTTAGACGAACCTTTAACAAACAACAAGGAAGGTCTATCTTTAGCTGAAATTCAGGATAAATTTTTCTCTCAAGCTGTAATGAATAGAATATCTTTTGAAGATGATATTATCAATAAAATCACATTTGAAGAATATCTTAAAACCCTTGCACCAAAGGATAAAACTATCATTGATGGATTATTAGCGAATAAAAATCAGAACAATATAGCACATAAAATTGGTTGTACGCAATCATATGTATGCCAAAGAAAAAAAAGACTTAAAAAAATGTGGATAAACTTTAATAATATTTAAATCAGGAGGAATTTAAATGCTATATAATGTAACACTTTTTACAAAAGAAGGTAATTCAATTAAATTGCCAAATGTTAAAGAGAGTGATGTGCAAAAATTCTTAATGAATTGCGATATGTATTCTAATATTGAAATTATTGGTAGTGTATTTGAAAAAGAGGATACTGAACCAGATTATGAAGAATTATTTAATCAACTTAATGTTGATAAACTTCAGAAAACAAAAGTAAAAGTTAGAAAAGTAAAATCTAAAAAGTATAATGCTTCACAAACATATACATTTTCAAACTTTTTATCAAATGTTGCTGACAACCAATGCTTTCTTTTTAGATAATAATTTAATTATAAGAAAAGAGGAGATTTTAAAATGGATTTTATAAATGTAGACATAATCAAGATACCAAAAGCTTTTGCAAATTCTAAACCTAAAAAGAACAAAATAGAGCGAATAAGAAGTTATTGTCAAAAGAATGGTTGTATAGACAAGCCTGTTATCATTAGAGAAAACGGCAAAGGTAGCCTGTTGGTCGATGGTTATATTAGGTATTTAGTTGCGAAAGAATTAGGATATAAAACTATACCCTTCATCTTTGAAGATAGTTTGTATTCGCAGCATAAATACATATATGGAAAGTTTAAGGGTTGCGATAAACTTTATATTTGGAAAGTTAAAGACTCTATTAATGTTGAAGTAAATGATAGAGTAGTGGTACAGAACAAGAAAAGTAAAGGTGTAGTTACGGTGGTAGATATATTTACTTTAGATGGTATGAAAAATGTATATTACCATGCAAAGCATAGAGATGTTATTAAAGTGTGTAAGGAAGGAAGCGTTTGTAGTGCAACAAAATAAATACGAAAAGAGGTGTAAATGGTGTGATTTATCTTTTGTAGCAGACACACATATGCAGAAATATTGTTCATACGATTGCAAAAGAGCTGCATATCTTGAGCAACAAGCTCAATTCAGAAATAGGCAAAAGAATAAAAGAATAGTAATTAAATATAAAGAAAATGTTAAGTCGATAGATGAAATTTTGAAAGAATTAAAAATTGTAAATGAAGAAAGATATAAGAATGGAAAATCACATCTTTCTTACGGGCAATACATATTGAAGCTAAAAGATGAAGGAAAAGAAGGGTAATGTATTATGTCAAGGTTTAAAATTAGATTAGATACTGAAAGTGATATTTTTAAGTTTTTAAATGTAATAACAAATCTCAAAGGAAAAATTGAATTAGTAGGCAATGATGGCTGTACGCAATGCAGAGTTAATGCACGAAGTCTTATCGGTTCACTCTATGCCATAACTTGGAAAGAATTGTGGATTGAAAGTGAAAATGATATTTATAACAGTTTGAGAGATTTTTTGACGGAGTAAACATATGAAAAACATAGATAAAATGAAAAACATAGATAAAATGAAAAACATAGATAAAATGAAAGATAATATTATGAGTTTGTTTGTTGAATTATATCCTCAGAATCGTGTTAAACATCTTGTTAGATATGGTAGTTCTAAAAGAATTAGAAATAAAAATGCTTCTCGTATTTTAAAAGAAATTCGCAAAGAAATGAAACAAGCAAAAGATTATAGATATTTGAGTATAGACATTGCAAGCAAGCTTAAATAATTACTAAATTATAAAGAGGTTTTAATGTGAAAATTAATGTTATTAATAATATCCCAAATGTAAAGGTCACTTGTGATAAAAGTGATGATGGCAGTTGTACAATAACTTTAACAGAGGATAAGCGTTTTCCTCTTGGCGAAGCACAACTTGGCTCAGTTGTGAAAATTGGTAATCGTAAATATATCGTTCTTGACCATTCAAAAGATACCACCGCAATTATTACCAAGGGTTTCGCCAAAAGAATGAAGTTTGGCGAATCTGGAGATTATCTTACCAGTGATGTTCGCAAGTATTGCAATGGGGAGTTTTACAATGAATTGGTTGCTGCTGTTGGTGCTGAAAATGTTGTAAAGCATACCGTTAAGTTGGTCGCAGATGATGGCGCTGGAAAGGGTAAAACTTGCTGTGATAATGTTTCTATTATCACTACCGAGAACTATCGCCGTTACAGAGAGTTCCTGAAGACATATGGAGATTTGTGGTGGACTGCTACCAGAGTTACTTATGACGATGAAAATTACGCTCGTATCGTTTGCTATGTCAATTCCCATGGCATTCTGAATTGGGATGGCTGTGACTATTGCTTTGGGGTTCGTCCGTTTTGTATTTTGAAATCTTTCGTTTTGGTAGATAGATGAGGCTTAGTAAATATGAATAATTTTGAGGAATACTACAAAATCAGAAAAATTAGTGAAGATTTATTTAGCTTGATTATCAGAATTAAGAAACTTAATAATTTTGAAGTAGAAGAACTTGTAAATTTATTGGAATTTACAATAAAAAAATTGGAGGATTAAAAATGAATATGTCTTATGAAGAACGAACTGCGAGGAACGACGAAAAAATAGCCTCATTTATTGTCAAGCAAAAACAACCATATGAGTTTAAAGTGCGATATGCTGAAACAAGAATATATGAGTTTATACGAGAGTGCAATATTCGAGATTTAAATACTCATGTTTCTGTTGGCGGTCTTGACAGTATTACACTTTATATGTTTATACAATCGCTTGGATATAAGATACCCGGCGTGTCTGTATCAATACTTGAGGATAAATCAATACAAAAAATACATAAACAGCTTGGTTTAACAATAATAAAACCATATAAAAGCAAAATGCAGGTAATAAATGAATATGGGTTTCCCGTACTCTCTAAAGAAATAGCTACTAAAATTGAGCTTTTACAAAATCCAACAGAAAAAAATAAAACAGTAAGGCACGCTATAATTACTGGTGAGACAGGGGCTTACGGTGGGTACAGAAAAAACACAAGAATGAAATTAGCACAAAAGTGGCTTGAATTATTTGGTGGTTATGAGAATGAGAGAGAAGATGTAAATTATCAAGTACCAGATTTCAAAGTATCATCAAAGTGTTGTTATTACTTGAAAGAAAAGCCTGCGGATGATTGGGCAAAAGCACACAACAGCGTTCCTTTCTTAGGTCTTATGGCGTGCGAGGGCGGTCGTAGGCAAAAGTCATTAATGCTTAATGGGTGTAATTATTTTGGTAAAACAACAATTCGTTCTGCACCATTCGCAATATTTAATAGACAAGACCTTTTACAACTTGCACTTGATTTAAATGTTCCAGTACCAGCTATATATGGCACTATAGAGCATGCAAAAGACGGAACATTATATACCACTAAAGCACAGCGTACAGGTTGTAGTATGTGTGGATTTGGTATACAACTGGAAAAAAGACCCCACAGGTTTGACCTCTTAAGACAATCTAATCCACAAGAGTGGGAATACTGGATGTACCGTTGTTGTAAAGACAACAACGGCAATCCATTTGGCTGGGGTAAAGTCTTGGATTATATAGGAATAAAGTGGGAGGACAAAATCAATGAATGAACAACGTAGAGAAAAAGCTCTAAAAATATTAGAGCTTGCAATGCTTATCAACAACGAAAGTATAAAGCAAAAGCTCGCAGGAAAGCCATCAATAATTGTTAATTTTGGCGAATGTGTTCTTGGTGTGAGGGCGTACTTAAGCGGTTGGTTTGCAGGAGCAGGGGCTGATTTAGTTTGGTACATTATCTTAGATAGTGAAGAATCAGATGAGCAATTAGATAATTGCTTAGAAAAACTCACGGAAATTTGTGAAAAGTGGATAGATGAGGTGTAATCAATGAATAAAATACATTTTTGGAGGATTAAAAATGAATAAATACGAAATGCTTCACGAGGATAAAATTGAAATAGGTAGTCATACACTTTATCGCATAAGAGCATTAAAAGATTTTGGAAATGTAAAAACTGGAGACATTGGAGGATACATCGAAAAAGAAGAAAATCTCTCACAAGAGGGAACTTGCTGGATTTATGATAACGCAGAGGTTCGTGACAACGCAAAAGTTTATGACAGTGCAAAGGTTTTTAGCAACGCAAAAGTTTATGGCAGTGCTTGGGTTTGTGACAACTCAAAAGTTTATGATAACGCAGAGGTTCGTGACAACGCATGGGTTTGTGACAACGCTTGGGTTTATGACGGTGCAAAAATTTGTGGTGATGCGTGGGTTAGTGGCGATGCAAAAATTTGTGGCAACGCAAAAGTTTATGACGGTGCATGGATTTGTGGCAGTGCATGGATTTGTGGCAATGCAAAAATAAGTAAAGCTAATGATATTTTATGTATCGCTCCTATAGGTAGCCGTAATAATACTACAACATTTTTTAAAACTAAAGACAATAATATTGGGGTGAACTGTGGGTGCTTTACTGGTACGATTGACGATTTTTTGGAGGCTGTCAATAAAACCCACGGCGAAAACAAACATGCTAAAGCATACAAGTTAGCTTGTGAGCTTGCACGAGTACAAATTGATTTGGAGGATGTACGAATTGCATAGGTAAAGTCGTATGGGATGATGAAACGATTTCATTCCAAGTAACAAACAGACTTTCTGCTGAAAGCTATGAGGTTTTAGATGAATGCAGTGTTATTGGCAACATATACGAAAACCCAGAACTTTTAGAAGAGTAATTAAATAAAACACATATCAAAGCAATAGGTGTTATATTTAATAGTTTTTTATAATATTCTTATTAATTATTTCTTTAATGAAAGAAGTAATAAATTTCTTTATTTTATACTATATAATCAAGTTGTTTTTTAACAACACTATATAGTATAAAATAATAATAAATAAATAAAAGGAGTGTTTTAAAATGATTGGATATATGCTTACAAATGGAAAAGGCTACTATATTTCCAAAGATAAATTTAATGGCAAATTTGTTAGCATTGGCAATAAAAGATGGGGTTGTAAATGGATTGAATATAACAGGATTGAAAATGTTTTAAGAAATTCTTTAAGCAAAAACCTAAGAGATAATTTTTACATAATAGAAGTTGAGATGAACAATGATGAATTAAAAGATACTGTTGATTATATTGTATCTGGCAAGGCTAATAAAGATAAGTATATATCCGATAATAATAATTCAACTTGTAAGAATTTAAATATAGATAAGATTAAGCAGGAGATTTCTACACCTATAAGAGAAAATGAGTTAGATAAAATCAAGAAAGATGTTAATTTGTTTTCAGATACACTTAAAGATTTAAGAAAGCGTAAACAAGAATTGCTTGATTTACAGAGTGAAGTAGATAAAGAAATAAGTGATATTTATCATTATATAGAACTGAATAATCTTAATGCTTATCAAGGTTGGCTTATGTATAAAATGCTTCAATATAGATTAAAACGAAGAAGGGTGATTAAAGACGAATTGTCTATAATAAAACATCTTGTTAAGTGTAATATAGATACTCAATCTTTGTCTGAAATTCAAGATATGATAAATAATATGGATAATAGAAAATATACGCCAAGAGTATTATCAGATTTATTTAAATAAAGGAGATAACAATATGATTAATAAAATTGAAAGCAATGAATATCTTAATAAAGCAAATTTAATTAAATATCTCACACAGCTTCAAAGTAAAATGTCGGCAAATATGATACCCGAAAAGCCTAAGTGTGTTAAATCTGAAAGTTATGCTAAAGGTGTACTTGATGGTATGAGTAATCTTATTAAGTATATTACATATATCACACCTGATTTAAAGACAGATACTTAATAAAAATTTTATTTTAAGGTAATAAATTGAATGTCTAAAAACAGATATATAAAGTGTAAATATTTCAAAGGAGTGTAATATAAAATGAATAAAAATGATTCTTTTAGCTTAGAAAAGGTTTTTATTTTTCGTTTGGCAAAGAAATACGGGTTAATCAAAGAAACACAAGAACCCATTAAGTTTTATTTTGAAGGCGTAAGAACAGATGATTAAATTTTATTGCAATAAGTGTGGCATAGAATTAAAGGTAGAAAATCGCAGAAAAGTAAAAATGCTAATAAGTTTCTACAGGGAAATTAATTTGGATTTCTGCGAAAATTGTTTTAAAGAGGTTATTGGTGATATTGAATATTGTGAACTAATAAAAAAAGAAACAGAGTATAAGAAAAGACTTGAAGAACGGAAAGTAGAAAGAAGTAAAAATAATGCTTGACTTAAAATTGAAACCTTGTCCTTTTTGTGGTGGTTTTCCTAAAATTATTGTTTGTGATGATGAAGGCAATATTCATTCAGAAAACTATATAAATAATCCTTATAGTGGAATTGGATTTATGTTAGAACACAATATAGAGGATAATCCAAACTGTCCTATTGCTAATCATAATGGTGAACCATGTGGTTGCACGATATATGATACATTAGATGAGTTTGTGAACACTTGGAATAACAGATATAAAAACGCAGAATCTGTGTCAGGGAATTGGATTATTAAGTTTCAATAAGTAGATAGAATCTCTACTAAAATCATTGTAGTTCAACCTAAAATAAATGTCTTAAATATAATGTGGTGTAGTACATACAACAAATGAAAGCGAGTGATAAGATTGTTAGCAAGACTTAAAGATGGAACATACGAGTTTTTTAGAGATGAAAATGACTTAATAAATCTTATTGAAGATAGGCTCGGCAAAGATATTTCAGATGAAATAAAATCTATTATTGAAGATTCAAAAAATGAATTGTGTGAATTGCAGAATGAATTTGAACTTGAGCAAGATGACGATATATACGAGTTAGAATCTGCATTAGATGATATTCGTGATTTAGCAGATGATTTAATAGATGAACTTTCAGCTTTGCCTAAACTACAAGAAAAAGTAAAGGAAATTAAGTGTTTGGCACTTTGTTAAAGGAGAACAATAAATGAGAAAGAAAGTAATAGCATTAGTTATTAGTTTAGGATTATTAATAACTTTAGTCGGATGTGATGATGATATTCTTCAAGAGGAAAGTTGTTACTATGGAAACTCTATGTTTATAACCGTTGAGCGAGCAGGAAATTGGAACATTGTTTATCATAATAAGACTAAAGTTATGTATGTTGTATCAAATAGTGCTTATAACCGTGGCGACTTTACATTGCTTGTTGATGCAGATGGTAAACCTATGCTTTATAAAGGGGAATAAAATAATGAATGATAATTTAAAATCTTGTCCATTCTGTGGTAATATGCCAAATATAACTCAATCGAAACCTAACCATTCTTCCGAGGGTATTTTTAAAGTTCTTTATACATTGAAATGTGAAAAATGTAATATAGGATTTAGTTGTGAATCACAATTTCAATTAGTAATGGGTCAACCAAAATTTATTATTAATGGATATGACACAGTGGTTTCAAAATGGAATAAAAGAGCTAAAGATATATAAATAATTGGAGGACAAAATGGCAAATTACGAATATATAAAAAGTTTCCCAACAGAAGAGTTTGCTAAAATTATTGTTATAGAAGAACAATATGACGATATGATACTTTATGTTGCATCAAATGGGAATAAATTTATAGACTCTGAAGGTGCGATAGATGAAAATATAGAATGGCTTAAAAGTAAAAAAGTAAATAATAGTTTTTTAGAAACTTATCTCTGTTTGAGAAAAAATTGAATTGCAATGAAAAGAGGGTAAGATGGCAAATCGTAAACATATAAATAAGACAGATAGAATTAAAGTTCTTGAAAAATATAACAGCCATTGTGCCTATTGTGGTTGTGATATTACATTATCAACAATGCAAGTAGACCATTTACTTTCTATTGAAAGATTTCAGAAATCTTATCAAAAGAAAGGAGTAGATATAGATACAATTTTATACTATATGCCAGCTTGCAAATCTTGTAATCATTATAAATCAGATTCAACTTTAGATGATTTTAGAAAAAGATTAGAAAAACAAGTTGATGTACTTATGAGAGATAATGCCACGTTTAGAATAGCAGTAAGATACGGTTCTGTAATCCCTAATCCGAAACCGATAATATTTTATTTTGAAAAAATTGAAAGGAATATAAAATGAAAATTTTAATTAAATCAATAAGTAATCCTGAAGTTCCTTATCCAGAAGAGTCTGAAAAGAAAAATATATCAGCTTATTTTAAATATGATGAAAAGCACGATTGCTATTATATTATGATTGTTGTTATTCAAGAATTAGTTGATTTTTTTGAAGATATTGAAAAGGTTGAGAATAATATGTTTGAAGGGTTTGTGTTTAGACGAGCAGAAGCTTTTGAAATAGAAAAATATGGCTATTATTGGGTACTTGAAATATATAATAATTATAGAGAATAATGTGAAAAAATAAAGAGGTATTGATATGAAAATTTTAAATAAAAAAGAGTTTGAAAAGTTAATGTACGAATATCCAGAAGGTGGAATTGTTTTTGCTGAATATGTACCAGATATATTAAAAAGTGCTGTAATGGTAACTGATGGTGCTTTTGGAGCGAGAGAAATTATTCCACATCAAGGAGAAGTTTTTGATTTTGATTGGAACATAAGAGAATATTGTGAAACAGACTTATTTACTGTATTTGACAATAACGATGTTCTTCAGATGATTCAAACTTTAACAAGTGGTTTAAAATTAGATTTAGAAATTTCATACTAAAAGAGGTTAATAAAATGGCATATGATTTAAAAATATTTACAAATAATATTGAATCAACAGCTTTGAATCAAATATACACATTAGTGAAACAGCCAGCCTTTTCAAACTGTAAAGTTAGAATTATGCCAGATGTCCATGCTGGGGCAGGATGCGTAATTGGGTTTACTGCGGATTTAGGAGATAAAGTTATCCCAAACATTGTTGGTGTTGATATAGGATGTGGTATGCTCACAGTTGAACTTGGAAAAATTGATGTAAATTTTAATGAATTAGACAAAGCAATCAGAGAAAAGATTCCAAGCGGTAGAAATGTTCATAACAACAGAGTCGTAAGATTTGATGAGCTACAGGATTTATATTGCTATCGTGAGCTGAAAGATACTAAGAGGCTTGAAAGAAGTATTGGCACTTTGGGCGGAGGAAATCATTTTATAGAGGTTGATACCGACGAAGATGGCAATAAATATCTCATTATTCACAGCGGAAGTAGAAACTTAGGCAAGCAGGTCGCCGAGTATTATCAGAAACTTGCGATAGAAATCATGCAGGGAAAAGATACCCTGCTGGAAATGCAAGAAAAACTCATTGCAGATTATAAAGCTCAGGGCAGAAAAAGAGAAATTGAAAAAACTATTAAGGAACTTCGTAGAAAGTTTCAGTCTAATCCACTTGATATTCCGAAAGAATTGTGCTACTTGACGGAGAAGTATAGGGAACAATATTTGCATGATATGGAGATTTGCCAGCGGTTTGCAGTGAGAAATAGAGAAGAAATAGCAAAGGCGATTCTCTCAGCAATGAATTGGAATGATATTCGGAGCTTTGAAACTATTCATAATTATATCGAGTTTGGCTCCAATATGGTTCGTAAGGGTGCAATTTCGGCAAAAGAAAATGAAAAGTTGTTAATACCTATCAATATGAGAGATGGCTGCATTATTGGAATTGGAAAAGGCAATGATGATTGGAACCAATCTGCACCACATGGAGCTGGAAGAATTATGAGTCGTTCTAAGGCAAAAGAAACCGTGTCGTTGGATGATTTTCAACAATCTATGGAAGGAATTTATACTACGTCGGTTAGTATGTCTACTTTAGATGAAAGCCCTATGGTCTATAAATCTATGGATGAAATACTCGAAAATATAAAAGACACAATAGATATTATTAAAATAATTAAACCAATATACAATTTTAAAGCAAATGAATAAAGGTGATATTGAATGTTATATTTAGATAATGCTGCAACAACAAAACCTAATCTACCAGTGTTAAATGCAATAATCAGAAGTTTTCAAGATTATTATAACCCATCTTCTCTTTATTCTTCTGCCAAATGTGTAAAAGAGAAAATAGAAAAAGCAAGAGAATATGTTGCTCAATCTATTAACGCAGAACCTAATGAAATTTATTTTACAAGCAGTGGGAGTGAATCGAATACTTGGGCTATAAGAGGTTTCTTTGATAAACAGATACAGACAGAAGAAACAGTTTATTGTTTTTATTCAAAAACAGAACATAAGTCGATTACATCAACAATGTTAAATATAGAAAGGCAAGATAAGTTTAAACATTTCTTTGGTTTTAAGATTCCTGTTGATAAACAAGGGTTTGTTGATAGCGAAACATTAATAAATGAGATTAAAGAAGTTAATTATTATAATCCCAACGAAGTACCTTATCTAAGCTTGATAAGTGTTCAATATGTAAATTCAGAATTAGGAACAATTCAAAATATTAAAGAATTGGCTAAAACAGCACATAAATACAATGCAGTTTTTCATTGTGATGCTGTGCAAGCATATGGACATATTTCAATAGATGTTAAAGATTTAAATGTAGATATGATGAGTTTTAGCGGTCATAAAATAGGCACACCAAAAGGAATAGGTTTTCTTTACATAAAAAATGGAATAGAAATTACACCACTAATATGTGGAAGTCAAGAGAACGGTATGCGTGGGGGTACTGAAAATGTGCCATATATAATTGGTTTAGGTGAAGCTGCTAAATTGACAAGAAAAACTGTAATAAAACAAAATGAGTATGTTGATAGTGTAAAGAAATATTTAATACAACAACTAAAAGAAAATTTTAATTGTACAGTAAACACACCTGAACAATCAGTATCTAACATTGTAAATATTACATTTAATCATAATATAACAGGTGAAAGCTTGGTTTATATGTTGGATATGGCAAATATTTATATTTCAACAGGTTCGGCTTGCAATTCACATAGCAATAAGCCTTCGGCTACATTAAAAGCAATAGGGCTTACAGATGAACAAGCACTTAAAACAATAAGAATTTCATTACCAAATGATAATTCTATTACCGAATCTAATATTGATATGTTTATACATGAGCTTATTAAATGTGTAAGTCTTACCGATAAAGATTTTAAAAGGAGAAATTAATGTTTAGAGTATATGATAAAAAGAAAAAGAAATTTTTATATGACGATGTGTTTCTTGGTAGTGACGATGTAATATTTAAGTATAATTGTGGCTTTTTAAAATCTTATTTAAGAGTGTTGTCTGCAAATAGATATGTTTTTCAAAATTGCATTGAAATTCCCGATGTAAATAACCGTCTTATCTTTGAGGGAGATGAGGTAAAATATAAACTTGATTCTAAAACTGTTCAGGGTATAGTGAGTTATGTTTCTCAAATTGCTTCTTATATGGTTATAGACCATAAAGACAAAAGTTGTTATCCTATAAGAGCAAGTGACGATGAATCAAATATTGAAATTGAGGTCATTGGAAATGTTTTTGAAGATAAAAATACAAATGAAAGGAATCAAGAATGAAAACTTTTATAGTTTTAAAGAATAAAGAAAATTATATAGAAATAGTCAGTACAAGAAAAGGTGGTTGGATGCGTGAATATCAAAGATTTCTTGATGAAGGATTTAAAGATATAGGAAAAATTCAAACTGATATTGTTGGCAAAAATGTAGATTATTTGATAGATGATTTGCTTTTGAGGGAGCAATATATAAATAAAATTAAAAAATTAGTTAAGAGGTAATTATGAATAATTTTACAATATATCTTGCTGGTGCTATGACAGGGTTGACTTTTAAAGCGATGACAGATTGGCGAATAAAAATCAAACAAGAACTACTTAAAACCTCGGCAAAAAGTTTAACTGTAATAAATCCTGTTGATTACTATAATTTTTCGTACCCTCAATATGACACAGAAAGAGAGGTGATGGAATATGATTTATGGAGATTAAAAGGTTCAGATTTAGTTGTTGTAAATTTCAATAATCCTGACAGCATAGGTACATCTATGGAGTTAATGTGTGCTAAAGAAAACAATATACCAATAATAGGCTTGTATGAAGATAATTACTATGCCGATATGCACCCTTGGCTGAAAGAATGTTGTAATAAAGTTTTATTTACAATGAAAGATTTAATAAATTATGTTTCTGAATTTTATTTAATGGAATAAAAAATATTTAAAAAATTCATTTCAAACTTATAATTCATACCTCAAAAAACAGATATATATAGTGTACGATTTTTCGTGCAAAATTTCAGAAAGGTGGTTGTTTAAATGGCAACAAATACAAAAAATAACATCAAGAAAAAAGATTGGGTATCAACATTTACTTTGGTTGGCAAGGCTATTGTTAGAGATAATTCATTTGAGATTGATGCTCAATCTAAGAAATCGAATTGGGTTTACAACTCTTTGAATCTTGGTATTGATTGTGGAGAAAAGTATGGTGTAATTTACACATCAATGATGGGTGGTTACGATAAACAGAGGACAGATAATGTTATTCGTACAAAAGGTAAAGATGAAGAAAATCCAGATAGAACAGATTATACAAAGAGTATAGTAATTGCATGGGAAGATAGATTTAACGAAGATATTCTTGCTACCGTAGGAAATGACCAATTTTACTGCGTGGGTTTGGAAAAGGTAGCTGAGGGAGAAAATAAAGGTAAAACATTTTATAAGAATTTTCTTAGTACATATGATGCTATTGCTTACATAAAAGAACATATTGTTAATGGAATGATAGTAAGAGTTACTGGTGACCTTCAATATAGTGAGTATCAAGGCAATGTGCAAGTTAAGAAAAATATCAAGAGCATTGTTTTGAGTAGGGTTGAAAGTGAAAATGATTTTAAGGCAACTTTTAGGCAGTCTGTTCTTATAGACAAGGAATCAGCAAGTTTGAAAAATATTGATAAGGATAAAGGCATTATGTATGTAGATGCTAAAGTTCTTGATTATGTAAAGGAGATAAATGGAATAGAGTATAGAGGAAATTATCCGTATACAAAAACATTTGAATTTAAAATGGACTTTTCCAATGAGGCTTTAACAAGAAAAACTTTTAATGTTTTGTTTAAGGTAAAGAAAGGTTATACACAGATTACTTTTGAAGGAATATTTATCGAAGGCGGAGCTACTGTAATGCCAACTATTGATGATATTCTAGATGATATTAAGGAACTTATAAATATTGGTTGTTATACAGAGGAAGAAGCTTTGAAGCGTTGTGCTACAAATGGCAAGAATGAAAAAAGAATGGTTCTTATCAGACCTTATATTCGTAAAAGATACAATGATGATGGCACAACAACTGATATTGTACAGATATTTAAAAAAAGATATGCTGACGAAGATTTGTATATTGATATTCCTAAGATAGTAGACAGTGTAAATGAAGTAGCAGATAAAACTAATCTTGATAATATCATAGATAGTTCTAAATCCGACAATAAGACAGAAAGTTCCGAAGATGATATGTCTTGGCTTGATGAAATTTAAGTAAAAATTCTAATAATTTAAAATTCTAATTTTATAAGTGAATTTTACCTATATATGGTATTTATAATTATTTTATTATACTATATATAGTAGATTAAGTTTAATAACAACAAGTCAAAGCAGCAAAATATAGAAAGAGGTAAAATAATATGGCAAGAAAATTTGGAAAGAAAAATCATGTGAAAGTGGACCCTTTTAATTATTCTCTTATGATGTTAGGGGAACCCAAAATAGGCAAGACTACACTTCTTTACGAAGTTGCTGAAAAGCTGGTCGGCGAAGATGGATATATTTTCGCAGAACTTTTTAGAGAACATGGTGCTGACGCAATCGAGGGAATCGTTGCAGAAAACATTCCAACTTGGGATAATTGGGTAGAGTTTGTTGATGATATTGTAGAAAATAAAACTGAAGATTATCCAAATCTTAGAGTCGTTTTTATTGATACATATGACCAATATATTTCACTGGCTATTTCAAGAGCTATTGAACTTTGGAATAGAAAAAATCCAAACAAAAGAGCAGAAACACTTAATCAAGCTTGGGGCTTTGATTCTGGTAAAAAGGTTACAGATTTAATGTTTGAACAAGTTGATAGGCTTGAAAGTGTTGGTGTTAAAGTATGGTGGATTGGTCATGTTAAAACTAAAGAAATTAATGATATTTATAATGATGAAACATATCAGGTACTTACTTCCGACCAACAGCAAAATTACTTTAATGCTCTAAAAAAGAATATTCATTTCCTTTGCTTAGCTTATTTTGACAGAGAAATGCAAAAGAAAAAAACTGGCAAAAAGAATATTGTTACCAAAGAGGAAAAGATTAAGACTACTATCAAAGATGAAACCAGAAAGATTAAGTTTAGAGATGATTCTTTTGTAGTGGATTCAGGCTCAAGATTTTCAAATATCAAAGAAACTATTAATTTAGATGTTGATGAGTTTATTGAAGCAATTACTAATGCAATTAAAACAGAAATTAATAAAAATGGTGTTACTGTAGAAGAGCGAAAAAAAGAGAATGATAAAGAAGAAGCTGAAAATTTAAAGCGTATTGCAGAGGCGGAAGCCAATGCTAAAATTGAGAAACAACTTGACGAACTTAAATCTAAAATTGTTGAATACATTGCAGAAAATAAAACCAATATGGCAGTAGTAAAACCAATTCTTGAAAAGTGTAATGAATATGGATATAAGAACCCTATGCAAATTGCAGACTTAGAAACTATGAAAGTCATTGCTGCAATGATTGAAGAATGATTAAGTAAAATATCCTCTTATCTACAATATTAGTCGCTAAGATTGGTATTGTAGATAAAGTAAGGAGTGATTAATTATAGAAAAGGAAAATCAAGAATGGAATAAACTTTATAATTTTGTAAAATCCGATATTTTTGCATATCAAAATGAAGAATTACCTCCTAATATAGTTATAAAACTTGAAAAGTTGGCTACTAATGGATATACCAGCAAGATTATTTATTCATATAGTGTAATTTATATGGCATTTAAGTCCTGTTTGAGTACAATAAAATATGCAATAAGTAGTAAAAACTTTAATGGTGATATGCACAAATTCAATTATATAATAAAAATTGTTAAACCTCGTATTGTCGAAATAGATAAAATAATAAAAATTCACGATAAAAGATTAAAAGAAAAGGAAGGAATTATAGATGAAGCGTTATATAAAAGTTTAGATATAGAAAAGTTTCAATCTCAATACACAAAAAAAACAAAAGAGTATCACAACAAAATTTTTGATGATATTTGGTAAGAGGTGTTTAGTTGGCTGGCGAAATTTGTAAAATAACACCATTTATGCAAGAACAAATTGAAACTTATAAAAAAGTAAAAGATTATAAAGTAAATTGTGAAGCTAATATAGTTTCTTGTATTTATAAAAATCCCAATCTTATACATAATGTAAATTTGAAAATAAATGAGTTTTCACACAATATATGGCGTGTGTATTATCAAATTGCATATGATATTGTATTGAGAGAGTTCAAAGATGTTCTTGATGATATAACAGTAGGTTTGTATCTTGAAAAACACAATAAATTGAAAGAAAAATTTGATGAATATGGTGGTTATGGCACAATAGAAAGTGCTTGTGGATATGTTCAAACCTCAAATTTTAATGGATATGTTGACGAATTAAGAAAATGGAATGTAGTAATTGAATTATGTAAGAAAGGTTTTCCTGTTAAAGATAATCTTAGTCATTATGTAGATTGTACAGCCGAAGAAATATATTCAGAATTTGAAGCCTTACTTAATGATACATTTATCAATGTGGATTCTGAAATTAAATCTTATGATATTTGTTATAAGATTTATGAATTTATTGATGAAATGGACAAAGGTTTGCTCGTAGGTATGCCTTATTATAATATACCTACTTTAACACAAGAAACAGGTGGGCAGATGTTAGGTTATGTTACTTTAGTTGGAGGACTTTCAAATGTAGGTAAATCAACTTTCTGTAGAACAGTTACTATCCCAGAAATTATAAAAAATAATGAAAAAATAGTTATTATGCTTAATGAAGATGATATAGGGAAATGGCAAAGAGAATTGTTAGTGTGGATATGTAATAACATTTTTAATTTTGATATTCAAAAATATGTAGTTCGTAATGGTAGTTATACAGAGAAAGTTAAAAATGCCATATTGAAATCTGCTAAGTGGTTAGAAGAAAATACTAAAAATCATTTAATAACAATCGTTCCTTTTGATAGATACCAAACACAAAAAGCCATTAAAGTAATTAAAAAGTTCGCAAATATGGGGGTTAAATATTTTTTACTTGATACTTTCAAAATGGATAGTGGTAAGGTAAGTGAAAATAGTTGGGTTGCAATGCAACAATCTATGGTAGATATTTTTGATACGGTTAAATCTGAAAGTTTAAATGTTCATATATTGGTTACATTTCAGCTTAATAAAAGTTCTGCTCGTCAACGATACTATACTCAGGATAATATAGGGCAGGCAAAAAACATTATAGACCCAACTTCAACTTGTATTATGATTCGTGATATGTTCGATGATGAATATACAGGTGAAAATAAAGAGTTAAAAGTATACCGCTTAGATGGTAAAAACAAACAAACCAAAATAGAGGTAAAACTTGATAAAAATAAGCGGTATCAAATATTATTTTTGATAAAAACCAGAGAAGGTTCGTCAAATGCTTATCAGATTGTTTTAGAACATGATTTATCCAGAAACATTATCAATGAAATTGGTATAACTCAAGTTTTACCTGATTTTTAATAGTAGGGGTGATAGAAATAGATACCATATCTTTAAAAAAATATATAGTTGAAAATAATAAGATTGAATTTGTTTTACAAGAAATTGGTTGTCATAATATTAAATATCACCCCTTAAAAAATTATTACACTTGTTCTAATTATAATGGTGATAACCCAACAGCTATAAATGTATTCAATGATGATTATATTAAAGTTGTTAATTGGACACGCAGTAAAAATTTTGACAAAGCTTCAGATATTATAACTTTAATAGAGTATAACAAGAATTACTCTTTTTTAGAAGCATTAAAGTTTTTACATAAAATATTAGAATTAGAATATAATGGATATTCTAAAAAAAGCGAAATAAAAGTTAAAAACCCTTGCGAACTTTTTAAGAGAATTAAAGATAGTGTAAGAGGGAAAGGTTTCGATGTTAATGAAATCAATTATTTAGATGAAGATTTATTAGATGATTTTGTTCCATTACTTCATATTAATTGGTTCAAAGAAGGTGTGATGCCTTGGAGTGCTGATAAGTTTGGATTGTCTTATTCTTATAAACGGAAAAGAATTATAGTTCCTTTGAGGCATTGGATGACTGGCAAATTATTAGGAACTAATATGAGAACAGTTATACCGTGTTATTCGGAATTAGGTATAAAAAAGTTTCTTATAACTCCTTCATATCCTAAAAGTTTAAATTTATTTGGATTATATGAAAATTATGAATCAATTCAGAAAGCTGGATATGTAGTAATTTTTGAGTCTGAAAAAAGTGTTATTAAGCGAGATAGTCTAAACGATTCCACTTGTGTTGCACTATCAGGTCATACAATATCAGAAGAACAAGTTAGAATATTGATAGGGTTAAATGTAGACATTGTAGTCGCACTTGATAAAGATATACCTATTGAAGAAGTAAGAAATATATGTAGTAAATTCTATGGTATAAGAAATGTTTCTTATATATGGGATAAATGGAATTTGCTCGGCAAGAAAGATAGTCCTGCTGATGCTTTAAATAAAATATATCAGTTTTTAATAAAATATAAAATTAAATTTGATGATAAAGAACATAAAGAATATTTGAAAGGATTAAAAGAATGAAGATTTTTGCGTGTAATAAATGTGGAAGTATAGATTTGTTCATAAAAAGCAATGGAAGTCATACTGGACTTTATTGTGGCGACTGTGGTTCTTGGCAAAAGTGGCTTAATAAAAATGAAAAGATATTAGTAGAAAGGCAAATAGAAAATAATAAAAACAATTAAGTCTTAAAAGGGGAAGAATGTTGAATGGTAACAAAGCTTTTGCAAGGTGATTGTTTAGAGTTGATGAAGAAAATTCCTGATAATAGTATAGATTTAATAGCTACTGACCCACCGTATAAAATGAATCATTCAAAAGGTGGATGCACAAATATCGGAATGAAAAATAAATGGCAAGGAAATATAAAAGCTGGCAATATGGTTATGGGGTTTGATACAAACATAAAATTTGCAGATTGGTTGCCAGAAATCTATCGTGTTTTGAAAAATGGCTCTCATTGTTATATTTTTTGTAATGACAAAAATATTCAAGAATTATTGAATGAAGCAACAAAGTACGGTTTTAAAGAAAGTAATATATTGGTTTGGATAAAAAACAATGCAACGCCGAATCGTTATTATATGAAAAATCTTGAATTTATTTTGTTTTTGTACAAAGGTAGTGCGAAACCAATAAATAACATGGGAAGCAAATGTGCAATAGAATCAAGAAATATTAATGGAAAAGAAAAATTACATCCAACGCAAAAACCTATTGATTTGTTAGAGTTATATATAAGTAATTCATGTTTAGAAAATGAAATTGTACTTGACCCATTTATGGGTTCTGGAACAACTGGTGTGGCTTGTTTAAATACTAATAGAAATTTCATTGGTATGGAATTAGATGAAAACTATTTTAATATTGCTAAAGATAGAATAGAAAAAGCGAAAAAAGGTGAAATATGCCAAGATTATCAAAAGAACAATTAACAACTTTGATGAAAAAAGAAAATGTAACTCGACTATGGTCTTGGAGTAAGGTAAATACATTTTTGACATCTAAATATGAATATTTTTTAAAATACATAAAGCATATTCCAGAAGATAGGACAGATTGTGTTTATGCACCGCTTGGCAGTATTTGTCATTCTGCACTTGAAAAGTATTATACAAATCAGATTAAATATGATGATATGATAACTGATTTTGAAGATGGTTGGATTATGAATATTGATGTTCTTAATCTGAAATTTGACAGAAATGATGAAAAGAAAAATAAAAGTATTTCTGAAAAGTATAAATATAATCTTGAACATTTTTTCAAACATCATAAGCCAATAGAATATAAAACTAATATTGAAAAGTTTGCTTCAGTCAAAATAGGTGAAAATTTGTTTCAGGGATATTTAGATTGTTGTTTTAGAGATGAAAATGGCAATGTCAATATTATAGATTTTAAAACTTCAACAAAGTTTTCTGGAAAGACAATAGAAGAAAAGACAGGACAGTTAGTAATCTATGCTATGGCATTAGTTCAAGCTGGTATACCTATTGAAAAAATACAAATTGGTTTTAATTTTCTTAAATATTGTACTGTTGAGTATGAACAATCTAATGGTGCTAAAAAAGCAAGAGATATTGAACGATATAAGATTGGCGATTCTTTAAAAAATAATGTCAAGATGTGGCTTAAAAAGAACGAATATTCTGAAAAAGAAATAGAAAGTTATTTAAATATGTTAATAGAAACAAATGATATTACTTGTTTACCGCAAGAGATTCAAAACAAATATGTTTTTTCAGATTGTTATGTTTATGTCCCATTAACACAAAAACTTATAGATAAATGGAGCAATGATATTATTGCTACAATTAAAGACATTGAAGCAAGAGAAAAAGATTATCAACAAAATCAAAATGAGAAGATATTTTGGGATAATGAAGAAGATATAAAGGAAAAAAGTTATTATTTTTCTACTTTATGTGGATATAGCGGTACTATACATAAACCTTATGGTGAATATCTTCAAAAGTTAAAAGACAAAGAAAATGGTAAAGAAAATTTATTTGATGGGATTGGTAGTGATGCTGAGAAAGATGTATCTAATGAAAGTATGTCAGAATGGTACGATTTAAGTTGGTTAGATAATGTTTTGTGATGAGGAATAGAGAAAGGAATAATAAAAACAAATAATTGGTAATGTGGTAATTACAAAATTGTTGGGAGTAAAGTAGAAAATGATTAAGGAATATGAAAATTATCATAAACACGATTCTATATCGAACATATTTACCCCAGACACCCATATTAAAACAATAGATTATATTAACAGAATAAAAAAATTAGGTTATGGTTGCTATTATACAACAAATCATGGGTCTGGCGGAGATGTTTTTGAATCTTTAACCTTGTGTAGGCAAAATAATATTCGTTGTTTATATGGGATAGAAGGATATATAGTAAAAAATCCATTAGAAAAAGATAAAAGAAATTATCATATAGTAATTATTCCTGTTGATAATGTAGCAAGAAAAAAAGTCAACTTGATTGTTAGCAAAGCAAATATAGAAGGGTTTTATTATAAGCCAAGATTCTTTATAGAGGATTTATTAAAGTTAAATCCAAATGAAGTATATATTACTACAGCTTGTGTTGCAGGTATTTTAAAAGATGAAGATTCAATTAAAAATATTTTTATACCATTAATGCAACATTTTGGAAAGAATTTATTTCTTGAAGTACAAAATCATTGTGAAGAAACTCAGATAACTACAAATAAAAAATGCTTATTATTATCAAAAAAATTTAATCTTAAACTTATTGCAGCCAATGATAGTCATTATATATATCCAGAACAAGCGAAAGATAGATTGAATTTTTTAAAAGGTAAAGGAATTGATTATGGCAATGAAGATAATTATTTATTAGATTTTCCTGATTATGATACTATGTTTAATAGATTTAAAAATCAAGGTGTTTTAACTGATGAACAAATAATCGAAGCAATGGCAAATACGCTTATTTTCAGGAATTGTGAAGATATTGATATTGATAAGAATATTAAAATGCCAAGTATATATCCTAATTTTACACCAGATGAAAAAATAAATGAACTAAAAAAACATATTGCTAAAAAATTTAAAGTTATTGCCAAACAAGAAAACATTATTGGCGATGAGTTAAATATGTATAAGCGTGGTATCGTAGATGAAATGAAAGTAATCGAAGATACAAAAGAAATAAACACAGCAGATTATTTCTTGCTTAATGAAAAGTTAGTTGACTTAGCAGTTAATAAATATAATGGCGTTTTGACAAAAACAGGGCGTGGGAGCTGTGGGGGGTTCTATATCAATAAGATACTTGGTATGACTCAATTAGATAGATTTAAACTTGATATTAAATTATATCCAGAGCGATTTATGAGTACAGCAAGACTTCTTGAAAATCATGCACTTCCTGATATTGATTATAATGTAGTGTCACAAGAACCATTTGTTAAAGCTGCCAAAGAGTTGCTTGGTGAATATGGATGCTATCCTATGATTGCTTATGGAACTATGCAAATAGGTGAAGCTTTTCGTAATGTATGCAGAACTCATGGACTTGAGTACGATGAATATAATGAAATTGCAAAAGAAATAGAAAATTATATTAATGATAATAAGTGGGAACCATTTATTGATGAAGCTAATAAATATGTAGACACCGTTGTGTCAGCCTCTATTCACCCATGTGCTTATCTCTTAGATAATAAAAATTTACAAGAAGAATATGGTGTGGTAAGAATTGGGGATAATATTTGTGCCATGATTACTTCTGGCGAAGCAGACGAATATAAAATGCTCAAAGATGATTTCCTTCTTGTGACAGTATATAAGCTTATAGATGAAACATTCAAATTAATTGGAAAACCAATTATAACAGTTAAAGAATTATTTGAATCATTAAATGATAATATTTGGGATATTTTTGAAAAAGGACTAACTTGCACTTTGAATCAAGTGGATGGTGATTGGGCAACCTCATTGTTAAAAAAATTTAAACCAAAAACAATTTCAGATATGGCAATGTTTGTTGCTTGTTTAAGACCATTTTTTGAGCCTTGGAGAGATGGATTTATTAAAAGAGATAAATTTAGTACAGGTTCTTCTTACTTAGATAAAATATTAACTTCTACAAAGTCATATATTATATTTCAAGAAAATTTAATGCAATATTTTGAATGGCTTGGTGTAACACCAGCAGAATCTATTGGTTTGATTAAAAAAATATCTAAGAAAAAAATTCATCCTGAAGATTTTAGAGCGTTAGAAAATCGAATTAAAATTAAGTGGATTGAAAATACTGGTTCTATTGATAATTTTGATGAAACATGGAGTATGATTCAAAGTTGTATGGCGTATGGGTTTTGTTCAGCCCATGCTGTCGCAACGGCTGTTGATAGTTTATATGGTGCATACTTGAAAGCAAATTATCCATTAGAATATTATACAGTGGCTTTATCAAACTATGCTGATGATACAGATAGAACGCATAAATTAGTCAACGAATTATCTTATTTTAATATAAAACTATTGCCAATCAAATTTGGTAAATCATCTTCTGAATATACAATGGATAAAGAAACAAATTCAATCTATAAAGGAATAGAATCTATCAAATATTGTAATTCTAAAATTGCAGAAGAATTATTAGAATTATCAAAACAGAAAGATTATAAAACATTTATTGAACTATTAGACGATATAACAGCAAAAACCAGTATAAACTCAAGACAGTTAGAAATTTTAATAGGATTAAACTTTTTCTCTGACTTCGGAAACAATAAATATCTTTTAAATATTTATAAGCTTTATAATGGAATTAAAGAAAAAGGAAAAACAATTTTACCTTCATTTAGAAATTGTAGTGTTATTTCTAAAAAAAATATAGATAATTATTCTACATATGGTTTATCTGAATATCTTGTGAAAAAATATTCTAATAAAGAAACTCAATCTCAATATAGAGAAATAGATAATATGGGTTTATTGTCTGAACTTTGTAACAAGATAGAGAATAAGTCTATGAATGTTGTTGAACAAATGAAATTTGAAAAAGAATATCTGCAATATATAGAGTACATTAACTCTAAAATTTCAGATAATTATTATGTAGTTATTGATTTTAAAACTTATAAAAATTCTACTCAGCCTTATTTAATAGTAAGAAATATTTCATCAGGTGAAGAACTTAAAACAAGAATTAAGCGTGGCAATATTTATAAATCTAAGCCTTTTGGAGAGTTTTCAATATTGAAAATCTATGGATTTATTTGGGATTTTAAAAGAAAAAAAGTTGGTGATGATTGGATGATTACAGACGAAAAAGAATCGATATTAGAAGAATATGAAGTTATAAAAAATGAGGAGTAATACATATGTGCATAACAAAACTTTTACAAGGTGATTGTTTGGAATTGATGAAGAAAATTCCTGATAATTCGGTTGATATGATTTTATGTGATTTACCTTATGGGACAACACAATACAAGTGGGACATCATTATTCCTTTTGAACCGTTGTGGAAAGCATATAAAAGAATTATAAAAGATAATGGTTGCATAGTTTTGTTTAGCAGTCAACCATTTACAAGTTCATTAGTAATGAGTAATCCTAAAATGTACAAGTATGAGTGGATATGGCAAAAAACTCATCCAAAAGGACATTTAAACGCAAAAAAGATGCCAATGAGAGCACATGAAAATATTGAAATTTTTTATAAAAAACCACCAACATATAATCCACAAATGACACATGGACATAAGAGAAAAGTCGCTAAAATCAATTGTATAAAAGAATCTGATGGTAATAGCTGTTATGGAAGAGAAGTAAGAAACACATCTTATGATAGTACAGACAGATACCCATTAGATGTGCAGGTGTTTAGCAATATTGACCAATCAAAAAGAATACATCCAGCCCAAAAACCAGTGGAGTTATGTGAATATTTGATAAAAACATATACAAACGAAAATGATGTAGTTCTTGATAATTGTATGGGTTCTGGTACAACAGGTATAGCTTGTGTAAATACTAATAGAAATTTCATTGGTATGGAATTAAATGAAAACTATTTTAATATTGCTAAAGATAGAATAGAAAAAGCGAAAACACAAAGGAATGACGATATTGAAAGAAATAAAAACATTTGAATTTAAAGGAATTGTTAAAAAATGTATCTGTGATTATTCAAATTTCAAAGCTTATGCTGTTGAAGTAGATGAAACAAAATATCCAGATATAAAATTAAATAAATATCAAAATGTTAGTGTTACTGGTGATTTTCAACCCTTGATTATTGATGTTGAATATAGATTTAAAACTATTGAAGAAGAAACTAAATACGGAATTAGTTATAAGGCTTTTATTGCCGAAAGGAAAATACCAACAACAATTCAAGAAAAAGAGAAATTTTTAAAAGAAATTATCACTAAAAAACAAGCTGATACAATATTAGCAATATATCCTGATATTGTAGATAAGGTTATGAACAATGATTTAGATGATATAGATTTAGATAGGCTGCAAGGAATAGGTGGAAAGACATTTAATAAAATCAAAGAAAAAATTATTGAGAATTTTTCTTTATCAACTTTGATTGCGGAATATAGTGGCTGTCTTTCTATAAATGTACTTTCAAAATTGCTTGATAAATATAAGACGGTAGACAATATTAAATATAGATTGCAAAATGAACCATATAAAACTTTATGTAGTTTAGATAGAATAGGGTTTAAAAAGGCTGATTCTATATTGTTGGCGATAGATAAATTAAATGAACAAAATGAACAAAACGGAGAAGAACCAGTAATTAAATTTGAAGAAAAACTTGTTTCAAGTAAACAAAGGTGTGTAGAAGCAATATTGTTTTTACTCAAAGAAGATGAAAATAAGGGTAATACTAAAACAAATTTAATCGAATTGAGGAGCGAGTGTTTTAAATTAGTTCCTGAAACTTCTGACCGCTTTAACGAAGCCATTATTGATGATAGAATTTATTATAATTCTGAAACATTGGAAATTGCTTCAAAGTATACTTATCAAATGGAATTTCACATAGCTCAAAAGATAAAAAATAATGTTTATAATCAAGATAATGTTTGGGATATAGATACAAAAAAATATAGAAATACAGGAGATATTACTTTAACCGATGAACAGATAGAAACATTGAATAAACTTTGTAAATATAATATTGTTATTCTTGAAGGCAAAGCTGGCACTGGTAAAACGAATACTATTAAAAGTATATTGAATATGTTAAGTGATAATAATAAAGCTTATGAGTTACTTGCACCAACAGGTAGAGCTGCTAAAGTTATGTCAAAATATACTGGCAGAGATGCTTCTACAATTCATAGAGAAATTGCTCATAACTTATTTAATAATAAAGATACACCTCAAGATGAATGGGATAAAATTATTTTTTCAAATGGCGTTGTTATCGTGGACGAATTTTCAATGGTTGATGTTTACCTATTTTATAAACTTCTTGAAAGTATTGATTTTTCAACAACAAAACTTTTGCTTATAGGTGACTCTTCGCAGATACCTTCAGTTGGTTGTGGTAACTTATTGAATGATTTTATTGAAAGTAAAGTAATTCCTACAACAACATTAACCCGAATTTTTAGATATGGTGAAGGTGGTTTAATGAAAGTAGCAACAGATACTCGTAATTCTAAGCCTTATTTAAATAATTCAATGAAAAATAAGATGACCTCTTTCGGTAAAGGTGATTATATTTTTATTGACACTAATAGTGAAAATATTACAAAGAATATAGTTGCACTTTATAAGAAATTATTAGATAAAGGTTTTTCCGTAGAAGATATTCAAGTTTTAAGTGCTAAGAATGTAGGTAACAGTGGTTCTATTGAATTAAACAATGAAATTCAAAAAATAGCGAATCCTAATTATGCTAAAAGCAAATTTATGAAAGTTGGAGATATTACATATTATATTGGAGATTTAGTTATTCAGAAACAAAATAATTATAAGGCTAAAGTTGATGATGATATAGAAGAACAAGAAGATGATATAGAAGAGGTTTTTATAGCAAATGGTGAATCAGGAATTATTGAAGATATAATTGACGGTGAAGTAATCATAAATTTTGATGGTTTTCGTATAAAATATACTCAATCTGATATGCAACTTGTTAAACTTGGATATGCTATAAGTATACATTCTTCTCAGGGTGGAAGTGCAAGAATTATTATTTTGTGTACTCCTAAAAGTCATACATTTATGTTAAATTCCAATCTTTTATATACAGGACTCACACGAATGAGAGAAAGATGTTTTCATTTTGGTTCTATCAATACAATAAATATTGCAGTTAAGAAAAAGGCTAATCTTTTAAGAAATACCTTTATGCTTCAAATGTTGACAGAATAAAAAATTTATTTCAAACTTATAATTCATACCTCAAAAAACAGATATATATAGTGTACGATTTTTTTCGTACAAATAATTTCAAGGAGGTTTTCAAATATGAATATGACACAGCAGACACACCGAGGAAATTGGGTAACAAAGTACCGACCACCACCTATAGTAGAGTGTATATGCGTAAATAAAAATATAATTTTAAATATATTTTGGAGGTAACAGTATGATGACATTTTATCAAAGAAGGCGAACAGGAAAATCGACTATGCTTGTTGACTATTCAAGTAAAACTGGTATACCTATTGCAGTGGCAAACAAAGTACAAGTAGAGCATTTGAAACAGATTGCTAAAGAAATTTTACAAGTAACTATCCCAGAACCATTTATTGCAACACCAGAATCTTGTAGAAAAGCAGGTAAATATTTAATAGATGAAAGTGGTCTTGTCCTTCAAACAATACTTGGCGGCAAATGTGTTGCTATGACAATTAGCGATGATGGTGGAGAGGAATATAATAATTATATTGAATGTGGTTTAGGAGGTTAAATATTGAGAAAAGTTATCAAGCGAGATGGTAGAGAGGTTGAGTTTGATAAAAATAAAATTGTCAATGCCATTCGGAAAGCTATGCAAAGTGTGAATCTAACCACTATGAATGGATTAGAAAAGAAAATTGCAGATGAAATTTACAATCTTAATAGCACGATAGAAGTTGAAAAAATTCAAGACATTATAGAAAAAAAACTTATGACAAGTGACTATAAAGATGTTGCTAAAGCATACATAATATATAGAAATGAACGCACCAAAAACAGAGAGAAAAAAAGTAATATATTTAAAAAGGTTATGGTGCGTGTAAACTCTGAGATTGATAATCGCTCGAATGCTAATGTTGATGAGATGTCTTTTAGTGGACGAGAAAAAGAAGCTTCATCTGATATTGGTAAAACAATAGCACTTGATTTTGGTGGACTTTCTAATGATGTTGCAAATGCTCATAAAGAAATGTTAGTTTACCAACATGACCTTGAGAAAGCAATTTACGGGGTTCATAACTGTCTAAATTTAAATTTTCAAGAAATTTTTACAAATGGATTTCATACTCGAAATGGAGATGTAAGACCTCCAACAAGTTTTAGTACAGCTTGTCAACTTGTGGCAGTAGCTTTCCAATGCCAAAGTCAGATACAATTTGGCGGTGTTGGAAGTATTCATCTTGATTATGACCTTGCTCCATTTGTAAGGATGAGTTTCTCAAAACATTTTAAAAACGGCTTGAAATATATTGAAAATGCTAATATAGAATACATTGAACATATTCCCTCAAATATTGGCATTGAAGATAGAGAGGCAAAATCTTGGAGTAAAGCATATCAATATGCGATAGATATGCTTGAAAAAGAAGGACAACAAGCAACGCAGGCTTTGTATCATAATCTTAATACTCTTGAATCAAGACAAGGCTCGCAGGTAAAATAAGTGCTTGCTTACATAGTAATATGTAATAAAAAACTGGGCAAAATCGGTGAAACCTAAAGTAAAATATAATATAATAATTTCATTTTTAGATTTTCTGTCGAAAGGCAATTAAGGAGGTGTAATGTAGATGTCAAAAAAGATTGCATTAGATACTAAAAGAGAAATACTTAATTTCTACAAATCTAAGCCTATGACATTAAAGGAATTAGCTTTAAATTTTAATTATTCAATACCAACTGTGTCACATATTTTAAATGAATTTAGATTTAAAAGATATAGTAAGGTTGAATTGTTTTCTCCTGAGTTAAATCAAAATTACTTTGACAATATAGACACAGAGGAAAAAGCATACTTTTTAGGGTTGATAATTACAGATGGTTGTATTTATAAAAAAAATTCAAAGCAAAATTTAGTCAATATAACACTTAAAGAACAAGACAAATACTTATTATATAAATTTATAAAAGAATTAAACAGTAATAAAAAGCCAAGTTCGGATGGTAGAGGGTGTTATGGCATAAATATATTGTCAAATAAATTAGTAAAAAGTCTTGAAAAGTTTGGAGTAAAAGAACGAAAAAGTAATTCAACAATATTTCCTAAATTTTTACCCAAAGAAATGTATCGACATTTACTTAGAGGAATTATTGACGGTGATGGAAATGTTGCTTTTAATAATAGACTTAATAGAAAAGTGCATAAAAAAGCCCTAAGAATATGTCAAGGTAATTATGATTTTTTACAGGATATTGTAAATTTTTTAAGCAATGAGATTGGAATAAACAAAGTGAAAATTTACAAAGAACAAGACAATTTGTGGTCTATAAATTACACAAGAAACAACGACCTTATTAGGCTATACAATTATATATATAGAGATGTAAAAATTTATATGCATAGAAAAAAAGAAATATTTGATAAAATTATAAATGAAATTATGTTTTACCAAGGTAATACCGAGGTAACTATTGTGTAAAAAACAATAGTACTGTAACGCATAGTGATTGAAACTTATTATAGAAATAAGAATATAATATCACCAAGAGTGTCCACTCCTTTTATAAGGATGAAAATATATGCTAAACTGCGTTGAATTAACAACGATATAGTAAGAGAGAAATCTCCAGATATAAAAGATAAAAAACTTTTATGATAATAAAATGACCTTTTACCTCAATCAACCTTGGCAGAGATACTTCACCAGAAGGCAGGTTGGTTACAAAATGGATTTTTAATGCAAGTATAGACGGCATCGGCAAACATCATCTAACAAGTATTTTCCCTATAAGTATATTCCAATATAAAAAAGGTGTAAATGCTGATAAAGGTGATATTAACTATGATTTAAAACAGTTAGCCTTAAAGTCTATGAGTAAGCGTATTTATCCTAACTGGTGTAATTGTGATTGGTCGCAAGCACATGAAGATAGCAACAATCCTGATACATTCTTTAGCACCATAAATATATCTGTGGCTTAATAAAGTAATTTATTAAGAAAACCTATCTAAACAGGGAAATTCTTTTTGAGAACAATCCTGTGCTAAATTAATAGTTTACATAACAAACTATTATAAAAGCTAAACGACTATCGAAAGCACAATATAATTGGAAGCGAGTAGAGTAGAACTGTAAGTTAATGACAGTAGGGCAATGCTAAAATAAGTCCCTTTAAATCGAAACGATAGGCATCTAAAAAGATGATGATATAGTCTAATATCTCATTGTAAAAATGAGGAAGTTCAAAAGAGAACTGTACGGTGTTGCGAACCGTATGAATAAAATGGGGATGTAGAACACTTGTAGGATATGATAGACATGGACTTGGTTATACTCGACAAGGAAGAGGTAATAATGTCCCAAACACAATTATTCTTCCTAAGTTAGGAATCGAATATGGTATCTGTCTTGGGGAACGCAGTGTTCCAGACATTGAGGGTTTTTGGAAAGCGTTTGAAAAAACATTAAAGTTATGCGAAAAAGGACTTCTTGAAAGATTTGCAATTATGGCAAAACAATCTCCAAAAACTGCACCTTTCATGTATCAAAATAATACAATTCAAGATGCAAGAAAATGTAAAAAAAATGTATATGAAGCATTAAAACATAATACGCTTGCTATTGGATATATTGGAATAGCCGAAATGTGTCAAGCTTTATTTGGTAAAAATCATGCAGAAGATAAAGAAGTACATAAATTTGCATTATCTGTTGTAAAGCGTATCAATGAATTTGCAACAGAAGCTTCTGAAAGAAATGATTTAAATTTTTCTTGTTACGCTACCCCAGCAGAGAATTTATGTAGGACGGCTTTAAAAGCGTTAAGAGAACAATATGGTGTAATCAAAAATGTAACATCACATGATTATCTGACAAATTCTCATCATGTTCCTGTATGGGAAAAGGTTTCAATCAAGCAAAAGCTTGATATTGAAGCTCCATTCTGTAAATATCCAACGGGAGGAAATATTACTTACATAGAACTTGATAGCACATTTGTAAAAAATACAAAAGCTGTTGGAGATATTATTGATTATGCTTTTAATACACTTGATATTCCGTATTTAGCTTTCAATTTTCCTATCGACAGTTGTTTAGATTGTGGCTATCAAGGTGAATTTAATGACAAGTGTCCTGAATGTGGTAGTAAAAATATTCAACAATTAAGAAGGGTAACAGGTTATCTTTCTACAGATTATCGTAATTTTAATGATGGTAAAAGAAAAGAAGTTGAAGAAAGAGTAAAACATAGTAGGTATATTAATGCGGAATAAAGTATTTAGATATGCGGGTATTGAATATGATGATGTGGCAAATGGTGAAAATTTAGGAGCTGTTGTTTTTACTCAATTTTGCCCACATCATTGTAAGGAGTGTCAAAATCCACAAACTTGGAGTAAAAATGGTGGAAAGATATTTACTACTAATAATATGACAAATCTTATTAAATATTATCAAAATTGTCCTTTTGCAAAAAGATTTACATTGTCAGGTGGCGACCCAATATCTAATAAGGAATTTAGTATATACATAATACAGACATTAAAAAATAAATTTCCTTATCTGACAATATGGTTATATACTGGATATTTGTTTGAAGAAGTCAAGAAAAACAACTTAAATTTATTAAAAATGATTGATGTACTTGTTGATGGCAAATATGACTATACCAAGCGAGATATTACGCTTGCTTGGTGTGGTTCATCAAATCAAAGAGTGATAGATGTACAAGAGAGTTTAAAGAGAGATAAAATAATATTATATAAATCGTAAAATAAAGTAAAAAATAGCGGATATAAATTTATATCCGCTTGAAAGGAGAAATATGGATAAGAAAACTTATAAATGTAAATATTGTGGTAAAGTATTTGATAATATTTTAAATCTTAGTCTTTGTGAAAGTGCGTGTTATAAAAATAGAATATCTCAAAAAGCTAAAGAAAATAAAAACAATTCAGAACATTCTAATAGTTATTGGAGGTAAAGAATGAAAGTTGCTAAGAAAATTATTGTAGGTGTACTTACCATAGGAATAATCTTTCTTCTTTGTGGCTGTGGTGAAAGCTGGGAGAGAAAGAAAAAGGATTGGAATTCAGAATATAATGGTGGTCTTGAAAGAACCATTTCAGTTTACAGTTATGAAGGAAACCTTTTAAAGACATATAAAGGTAAATGTGACATTGAAGAAAATGAATCAAATAAAATTCTATTTGATATAGATGGTAAACGAGTAATTATTTATAATGCTGTTGTCATTGCAGAAGAAAAATAGGAGAATAAATATGCAGAAAATAGCGAAATTTGAAAAAGTATCATTTGAGCAATATAGAAAAGATTTTATAGATACATTTGAACCAAACTATGATAATTTGAGTCAATCTGGAAAGCAATATGTAGATAATGTTATAACAGAGTTTTACAACAACATTCAGCTTCCGACTCGCAGTACAAAGGGTAGTGCTGGTTATGATTTTAAATCTCCAATGCCATTTAATATCCCTTTCGGTACAAATAAAAAAATTCCTACTGGTATTAAATGTGAAATTCAAGAAGGTTGGGTTTTAACAATAGTTCCGAGAAGTAGTTACGGATTTAAATATGGTGTTTCTTTATCTAATACATTAGGCATAATAGATAGCGATTATTATAATAACCAAAATAATGAAGGACATATATTTGTTAAATTCTCAAATACTAACAACAGCTTTAAAAAAGAACTATGGGTAGACAGAAGCGAATCATTTTGTCAAGGTATATTCCTTCCTTTTGGAATTACTCAAGATGATAATGTTTCGGCACAAAGAATAGGTGGCATTGGTAGTACAAGCAAAAATTAAAAGGAGAATTATATATGGAAGAATGGCTTAATAAAATCAAACAAACTTTTGATAAAGTTGAACCTAACAATCCTACTGCTGATAGCGTAGTCTTTATGCTTAATCGAATGGCTGAAGAATATAGAGAATACAAGGAATTAGGAAGCATAGAAGAACTTAGAGAACTTAAAAAAATGTGGAATCGTAGAGTATGATAAAATTATGTAACATTACATTAGAAAGCGAATGATAAATATGATTTACATAACAGGTGACACACACGCTGATTTTAGTCGCTTTAACACAAAAAATTTCCCAGAGCAAAAGAAAATGACAAAAGACGATATTGTTATTGTCCTTGGTGATTTCGGTGGTATTTGGTATGACTGTTCAAAAGAAAGATATTGGTTAGATTGGTTGGGTGATAAGCCGTTTACTTTAGTTTTTGTAGACGGAAATCACGAAAATTTTGACAGATTATATAATGAATTTCCTATAATTGATTTTCATGGTGGTAAAGCTCATAAAGTCAGAGATAATATTTATCATTTAATGAGAGGGTATATTTTTGATTTTGAAAGTAAGAAATTCTTTGCAATGGGAGGTGCAAGTTCGCACGATATTGATGATGGGATTCTAAATCCTTCGGACTTCACAGATGAAAATGAGTTTAAGAATACATATAAGCAGTGGGTAAATCAAGGCAGAATGTTTAGAGTAAATCATTCTTCTTGGTGGAAAGAAGAATTACCAAATCAAGAAGAAATGCAACTTGGAATAGAAACACTTAAAGAAAATAATTATGGGGTTGATTATGTTATTACTCATTGCCCACCAAGAGAAATATGTTGTCAATATGGTTATTATGATACTGATAATATTATTTTATATTTTGAAAAATTGTTGAATTTAGGATTAGCTTTTAAACAATGGTGGAGTGGACATTTACACGAAAATAAATATAATATTTATCAAAAATATAACATTATATATAAAGATATAGTAAGAATAGTTTAATGATAAATAGGAGAAACTAAAATGCTTTATTTGTCTTTGTCGGCTTTAAAATATGCAACAAATATTTGTGAAGAACTTCCTAAATATAAAATTGGAATTGCCTTGCGAGATATATCAGATTCAAAATCTATAATTAATATTTTAAAAGTAAATATTAAGGATATAGGAGCAAAAATTAGTATGAGCAAATACAATCCAAGAATTGAGTTTAGTAATGGTAGTTCTATTAAATTTATATCCGCTTCTGATAATTCAAGAGGTTTCGCCCTTAATCTTCTAATTGTAGAATATGGCATTGATAGAGAAATCATAAACTGTGTTTTACGCCCATGTGAAAAAGTTGATTATTATAAGATACACAATATAAATGTTAAATTAAATAAAAAGGATAATGTTAATGAAATGTGAAATCTGTGGGAAAGAAATTGAAAAAAGTAGCTACAGTAGTGCTATTTTATGTTCTTCAGAATGTTTTGGTAAACACTTTTGGAATGAGATAGTAAAAGATAAAAATAACAGAATTATTATAAATGGTAATTGTTATGTAGATGGTGGCAATAAGCCTAACGCAATACATACTTCTTGGCGGGGCTTTGATGGTAATAAATTTAATATTGAATTTTTTGATGGCAGAAAATTAACTACCAATAATCTTTGGTGCAATGGTGAAATTCCAAAAGAATATAGAAAATTGTTACCTAATAACGCTAAATTTATATGGTAATTTATGAAAAGATAAAATCAACATTTTATTAAGAAAATATATCTATATATAGTATTTCACAATAAATAAAACCGCTATATATAGATATATAATATTGAATCAAGGATAGATATAAATGACAAATCAAGAATTAATTAAAAAATTACGATTTAAACTTTTATCACATACAGCCAGTGCCGAGGAGATAGATACAGAAGATGATTACTCAAAAGGAATTGAATTTGCTATTGAAGCACTTGAAAAACAAGAACCAAAAGTACCTATCACTATTAGAAAAAGCAAGGATTTGATTGTTTTTGAGTGCCCTAACTGTGGACGAGAAAGTATACCTCGTAATAAACCTTGTTGTTGGTGGTGTGGACAAGCTTTAGATTGGTGTCCAACATAAGGAGATTTACTTTTATGGATTTTGAAAATATGACGAAAGAAGAACTTACGAATCAACTTTTTAAAGAAATGTGTTTTTATTGCGAAGGGACAGACGAATTGTATGACTGTTGTAGAATATTAATTAAACTTGTACCTAAAAAATATATAATAAGAGTTATTTGTAAGTTTTATAGGCTTAGAAAAACAACTTAAAAGAGGTGTATTTTAATGACTAAGCAAGAAAGTTTAGATTTTTTAGATAATTGTATTGAGTATATCAATCATTTATCCCCAAAAGAAATTTCAGATATATTTACTTCTTTTGATAAAAATAATAAAAATTTAGATGTTTCAATGAGTGTATTTGAAATTGATTGGAGAGAAATGTAATGAGTATACCTAAAACCGAAATAGAAACTGCAACTAATTATATGTATGGAGATGAAACATTTACAATGTCATCTTCTGAATCAAAATGGATAAATAAAATCAAAAAATATTCTGAGAAATATCCTAATGATGTAAAAATAACTTATATAAATGAAGATGGTTCTATAATGGCTGAAATAAATAAAAAGTGGTTTAAAATTTCACCACCACGAAAAGTGTCAGATAAACAAAGAGAATTGGCAAGTCAAAGATTTAAAGCTTTGCGTAAACAGGAAAATAAAGGAGATACAAATGAGCTGGAATAAATCAAAAATAGCTGATTACATAAGTAAAGATAGTGAATTAGCTGAAATAGCACCACCAGAAATAAATTTTACAGATAAAAGATGGTGGGGTTCTTCAGAAAGAGATTTTTTTGATTATGTTGAAAAAGAAGTTGAAATCAAAGAATTATTGTTTTTCTTTTTGATACAAGCGTATGAATTGCCTCTCAATTTTTCATCAAAAGAATTTGATACTGCCTGTTTGATTATTTTAGATATATTAATAAGAACATATGATAAAATTCCAAGAAGAACAATCTCTATAATCGACATATATGGAAACTGTTTGCATCTCTTAATTGAGGGTATGCTTGAAAAATGGGATTGTATAAAAGAAAATGAACTTACTGTTCGTGGAGAAATATTATATTGGTTATTAGAAAAATACATATAATATAAGGAGAATAATATATTGAAAATAAAACAAAGTGATAACATTCAAGAAAATAGATATAAAGCCAAACCTATTTTTAAACAAGAAAAAGAATTTATAGAAACTCACATTCCTGAGATTATTCCACTTCCTGATGATTGTTGGATTGTTGGTGGTAGTACAAAAACAGTTTATTTGGATTTATATTCAAATAAACCATACATAAAATTCAAAGTGGAAAATGGCGGCAAATTCATAATTCAAAAAGATAATAGAGAATTATTTAAAGATTATGTACCTGTTACAATGTCAGAAACTCTTAACAGAGAAAGTAAGAGGATAAATGAATTATATGATAATTGTGTAAATAGATTAGCTGAATATGTAAGTGAACATCCTAATAAAATTTATAAAATTTCTCATTCAGGTGGTAAAGATAGTGAACTAACAATGTCTGTATGGAATGATATGTTAAAAGAAATAAAATTTACACCTGATTATGAATTTATATTTTTTAATACCAGTAATGAAACAGCTGATGTCTATAAGAGAATAAAACAAATACCTAATATTAGAATCATTAATCCTAAAATCGGTTGGCGACAATGGATTAAAAATAAAAATTATATTTTTCCAAGTGTATTTAGAAGGTCTTGTTGCTCCACATATAAAGAAGGTCAAGCGACAAAAACATTTGATAATAATGTCGAAATAGCGCAAGTATTAGGGGTACGCAAATTTGAAAGCACTAAAAGAGCTAAATACGAATTTTTAATGGATACTGTTTTTGATACTCAGTTATTTGGCAAATCTAATCTTCCTAAAAAATGGGTTAAACTTGCACCTATTACAGACCTACAAAACATAGATGTATGGCTTTTAATGTTAATTAAAAAATTACCTATTAACAGAAGATATTTAATAGGAAGCAGTAGAGTAGGTTGTTTAATTTGTCCATATTCGTCTGTTTATGAGGATGAACTTATTAAAATTTATTATCCATATCAATATGAATGGTTTAGACGGGCTATTATTAAAAATTACGAAATTGCCAAAGTCAAAAGGCTTGGTTGGACTGAGGAAGAGTGGACTAATGGTGCTTGGAAAGCACCTATGTGTAAAAATTATTATTTACTACAAAAACAATCTGATGAAAATATAAAATTATATGCCAATTTAAAAGGCTTATCAGAAAATATGGCAAAAAAATTTTTTAATAGAGTTTGTGGCAAATGTGGGAAGCCGATGAAAGAAAATGAAATTGCTATGTTTTTTAAATTGTTTGGCAGATATGAGAATCAGGTTGATAACAGGGATGTATTATGTAAAAAATGTGTATGTGAACAACTTGGTATTACAAAAACAAAGTATGAAGAAAAGAATATGGAATTTATAGAACAAGGTTGTAATTTATTTTAAGGAGAATAATATATGAAATTTGAGAATACAGAAGTTTTTAATTTTGAAGGTGCTTTAAGAGGTATGCGAAACCCAATGAATAGTTGGAATAGAAATGACAGTTATCAAAAGGAATATTGTTATGTTATTGGCGAGAATGATTTAAAACTTGCTCAAACACTTATTAAGGCTGGTTCTGAACATAGAAAGTTTATGCGACAAATTTTTGTTAGCGTAGATATTACAGCACCACTTTATTGGTGGAAAGAGGAAGAAACATACAAGATAGGAACTACTGCAAATTCAACAAGCTTTATGCACAAAGGAATTTCAAAACCTTTTGAATTAAATGATTTTGAAATAGATGCTTTAACTAATAATATACAAGAAATATCTACTAAAGATAAAAAAGAATGGGAAAAAGATTGGGAATATATAATTAATAGACTAAACAAACTGCGTAATGAATATTTAAAAACAAAAAATAAGAGTATTTGGAGACATATACTTCAAATACTTCCAGAAAGTTATTTACAGACAAGAACAGTTACAATGACTTACGAAAATGTATTTAATATGATACACCAAAGAATGAATCATAAATTAAATGAATGGTCTGGTAAAGACGATTCAAGTAAACCTAATTTTATTAGTTGGGCAAAAGAATTGCCTTATGCCGAAGAATTATTATTTATAGAAAAGAAAAACAAAGGAGAAAATTAATGACTATTATTTTATTAGGTGAATCAGGTTGTGGAAAGTCAAGTGTAGCAGATGAACTTTGTAAGAATTATAATTATGAAAAAATAGTTACATACACTACACGATTACCAAGAGAAGGAGAAGTCAACGGCAAAGATTATTTCTTTGTTTCAAATGAAGAATTTAATAATTTAAAAGAACAAGGTTTCTTTCTTGAAACTGCAACATATAATAATTGGCAGTATGGAACACCAAAAGACCAATTTCCAGCTATAAATGATAAAAATCAAATTGCGATTTTAACACCATCAGGGTTAAGAAGTTTATGCAGAACCAGAGGAATTTTTTATGCTTTTTATTTGAATGTTTCTCGTAGAGAAAGGCTTATTAGAATCTTAAAAAGAGGCGATGATATTGAAGAAAGTTATAGAAGAAATTTATCTGATGTTGGAATGTTTGATGGTATTGAAAAGGAGGTAGATTATACAATAAATGTAGAATCTAAGAATGTTCAAGAAATTGCTAAACAAATTTCAGATTACATAAATAAAATTAGAGGTGTATAATTTGAGTGATAAAATAATTCCTGTTCCAATAAATTTAAAAATTACTTGCAGTAGTGGATTTATTATTGAGTTCGATTGATATGATTATGCTAAAAAATTGTAAAGAAGTTCTCTTATGGCTTGAAAAATAAGAATGCACAGGATATAATATAAGCACAAGGTCATTCTATGTTTTTGGGCAACACTGATTTTTAACCATCGGTAAAATTTGATATTCTCGAATGACCTTGAAGGAGCAATCCTTTGAGGTCATTTTTTACGCCCAGAA